ACAACTTAAATTATATACAATTAAGTGGACGATGCAATAGAACAACTTAAATTATATACAATTAAGTGGACGATGCAATAGAACAACTTAAATTATATACAATTAAGTGGACGATGCAATAGAGCAACTTAAATAAAACAAAAAACAGATAAAAATCATAAATTAATAGTTTTTTTAAACGGACGATGCAATATTAAATGATATACAATTAAACGGATGACGCAACAATAAAGCAACTTGAATGATATACAATTAAGCAGATGACGTGATAGAGAAACTTGAATAAAACAAAAATAGACAAAAATTAAAAATAATAATTAATATTCTGACAATGACAAATCATAAAAAATTAAATTAAAAAATAAATAAAAATCGTGGATTAATAATTTCATATAATGGACGGTATAATAAAGAAAATAAAAAATAATTAGTTAATTGTGATGTTTTAAAAGTTTATTGCTTTGTATTTTTGAGCATGATTGGTCTTTAATTATTTTCATTATGTGTGTCATGTATCCTATTAAATGCACAGCATCGCGGCGTCCACGAATTAAATTATGTTCACTTTTTGCGGTTATGCTTATTATTTTTACTTTTGATATAGTTGATAAGTCATTATGGTCACATAATTTTAACATTATATCTTTAACGATATTGCATGCACTTATATTTGTTATTAATATGCTATATAAATACAGACGAATTTCATTAATATTATTAAGATTATTATCAATCAGCATGTTAGTTATTTTACTTATTGTCGTCATGTATATATTATATTTTGATTCATTTGCTTTATTTAAATTTATTATCCATAATGCTGTTTTAATATTTCCATTTGCGTTAAATGTCATTTTAGCTAATTTATCAATATCTATGGAAATATTTTCGGCAATACATATTTTATGAATAAAACCAGACATATCATAATTTGATGGCGACGGAACTCTAAAACATATACATCTGCTACGTAATGGTTCGATAACTTTTGATATAGATCTTCCCCATATAATAAAACGACATGTGCTTGAATATAATTCCATTGTTCGTCTCAATGATGCTTGTGCATGACGTGATAAATTATCTGCACGATTAATTAAAATTGTTTTAAATGTTTTTTGTGATCTGAAAACATTTAATTTAGCGCGAGATGCATATTCTTTAACAATTTCATGAATTAAATATTTATCAAAATTATTGCCACCTGGTTCGATAATTATATGATGATCACTTTGCAACACAATTACTTCTGTTATTTTATTTCCGCTACCTACAACTTTATAAATACACTCCCTCAATTCGTTCACAGATTCGTCATATATCATTTCTAAAAATAATTTTATTAATGTTTTTTTCCCTGATCCTTCTGGACCAAAAAACATAATATGTGGGATTGATTCGTCTTTACTTATCATATTTAATGCATTTAATAAGTCCTTATTAAAATATGTATCGTTGATAGTTTTAGGTGAATACTTATTTATTAATAACATTTGTTAAGTTGTATAATTAACTTTCTTTAATGTACTTTAAATATTAAAATAATTATAAAAATCAATTTTTCTGGATATTTATTAACAATGTGCATTGAATGTTAAAATAAATTATATATAAAAATCAATTTTTTATCAACAATTTACATATGACAAAAAAATATTTAATCGGTTCACATATTGATAATATTAATGATGTTCCAAAAAAATCAAATATAGTGCAACTCTTTAAAAATAATAAAATTTTAAATAAGAAAAATAAAAATGAGATAGAAAATAAAGTTGTGCATGCAAGTTATAGTATTAATTTAGCAAATAATTGGGACGATTATAGTTGGTGGATTGATTTATTTATTGATGAAATATTATATTCGGCAGAAATTAATGCTATGTTTATTGTGATTCACTTAGGTAAACGGCTAAAGTTAACAAAAGAAGAAACTCTTAATAATATGTTTACAAGTTTGCTACATGTGCATAACAAAACAAAGAAAGCAAATAATGTTAAAATATTGATTGAAACATCAGCGGGTCAAGGAACAGAAACATGTTTTTTGCTTGAAGATTTAGCATATTTTTATAAAAAAATATCAAAACATGAAAATATAGAATTTAAAAATAGATTTGGAATATGTTTGGATACGTGTCATATTTTTGCAGCTGGATATGACATATCTAATTCTAAAAATATTAAACATTTTTTGAATAAATTTAATAAACTTATTGGTATTGAACATATTAAGTTAATACATCTAAATGATAGCAAATATAAAGTCGGTTCGATGATTGACAGACATGAAAATATAGGAATAGGATATATAGGAAAAAAAGCGTTATTATGTATAGCAAAATTTTTCATAAAAAAAAATATTCCTATTATTTTGGAAACTCCTAATAAATATCACAACAAAGAAATAAATTTTTTAAGAACAATTTTTAAACAATAAAAAATATATTTTGTGGTTCTTAATATAATGAGTGGTTTTGAAGAACCAAATGCAAATGAAGGAACAGCATCTAAAGGACATGTGTCAAAAATAATGACACAATTATATAAAATATACAAGGAAAATAAATTAATTCTATTGTCTTTAATAATTTTTATTATTACGCTTACTATTATGATTGCTGCACATAGAACAAAAAATGTAAATATTTATTGGAGTAAACAAAATTCATCAAATAAAAAATGCTCGCCTGAAACATCAAGTGAAGAAGAACAAAAAGTATCAATATCTCCAAAAAAAAAAAAAAATGATATGTATATAATGGTTGGCGTTATTTTGATGGTTACTTTTTTTATATTTTTGATAGCTTATTTTAATTATGCTTCGTCATAATTTAGTGCTCATTACGCAATAATTATTTGTTTTCATATATAATTTATCGATACTGAAACCTTTTTTTGTATAAAAATTAAAATTATGCGCATTATTAATATTGCATGTCAAAGTTATTTTATTGATACCATGTGAGTTTTTCATTTTGTCGTTCATGGTATGCATTAAAATACTGGCAATACCATGACATCTATGTGATGATATTACATATAAATAACCTATATGAAAACATGAGTTATTATTAATTATTTCTCCAATTAAATATCCCACAAGAATATTTCCGTCATATGCAAATACAGTGTACATTGTATTTGATTTAATTAATTTTTTTATTTCATCATCATCATGCACTAATGCATGATCAGCTTGAATATCTTTAAAATTTGCGCACACAACTTTTTCAAATAATTGTGCATTTTGTTTCATTCCGCCAAAAATATCTTTGATTTTTAAGTTATTCGCAATGTCATTATTACACATAATAGCCATAATTATATGTCGATATAAAAAAATCTTTAACTTTATTTATTATTTAATTTGTACGTTTCAATAAATTTTTGTTTTTTTAATTTAAATTCGTTTATTTTTGTTATCACATCGGCTTGTTTATTATATTTTTTGAATATTTCTGTTGTTAATTCTTCTCTCGTTAAAGGATTCGTTTGTGAATGTAATAAATGTATGACTATTGTTGATTTATTAAAAAAGTCATCAATGTTTGGTATAAGAACAGGTTCTACAATTGGTTCAATTGTAATACTATCAATAAATTCGTCCGTAAAATTAATGTCATTATCACTAAATGGTTTAATTGTGCTGTCATTAATTAATTTAATTATTTTATCAACATAATCGTTATTTACGTCACTTAATTTTTTTATGTCTAAAAATATATCTATATGCGGAACGATTTCTACAAAAAAATCATCATTTTTTGTTAGCATTACTATTATTAAATTTAACATCGTGCCAACTGTGCATATAACTGATAAACTTTTAGAATAAATGGGGAAAATTAAAGATTTACATAATGAAACAGTCGAACGCAAAATCATTTGCGATAATTCAGTTGGTACATCATCATGACAATTATAAAAATGTATGAATAATTTATTCACATAATTTGCATATATGTAGTCGTTTGCGAAACAATCATCAAATGATTTTTCAACATTGCCACGAGTTAATTCAATCATGCTATTATACATATCTTTAATATCATAATATGACTCGTTCATATTATTTGAAATATTTACCATGTTACTTATTGTTTTCATAATATATGATTGTGCATGTTTATCGAAATCAAATATAAAATTATCATCGTTATTAATGATATTATTTATGTAATCGACGATTGAAATATTATGTTTAATTTTATTTTTGTAAGTGACCAGTTCGCTAATGTCAACATTATTTGAATATTGTATAAGTCCTTCAACAATGTTTTTATTTTTAGTCGACGATGAGCTTTTTAATTTTAAAAATAATGTACAAAAATCATATCTTGTTGGTGAATTTGTTTTATATTTTCCATTCATGACGTTTTCAATAAGTTCATAAATTTCATCACTGAACGAATTATTTTTAAGTTCATCAACAACAAAATGATAAAATGTAGAAAAAGAATAATTCATGTAGTCAGACAAAATAATATTATTTTTATTATCATCGCGCAAAAATTTGCTAACCGTTGAATAAAATTCTGTCGTGAAATTAAATATATATTCATCATGAATAACATCATCAATTACTTTTTTTAAATCGCGATATACCATGAGATGTAACATAACGTCTTGTTTATTAGAATTTGATATATCTGTGTTTTTTATAAGTTCCAGCCTTTGTATTTCATATTTTACGGTCTCACTTAATGTTATATTAAATGTATACGTTATACAAATTGATTTATACGCAATCGTAAATATTTTTGTGTTCATGTTATTTTTTTTATCCAAAACACAATCATTAAAATTTATTTTATCTATTTTAATTTTAGACACGTTGCAATGCAGCGTCCATAATTCTTGACATGTTGATAATATGCATTTAATTATGTTAGTGGGTGATTGGTTTTTGAATTGAGTTATATCCGATTCAACGTGATTTGGTTTTTTATTAATTGTTATTCCATGGTCAATCATATAAATAATATTGTCACGAATTGTCGGATGGTGATTAAAAATATTCATTAACATATTTGGTATACGTTCATTATCACAATGTGAACAAAACCATATTAATGATCTATGCCCAAATTCAATTCCGTTGTTGTATCGTTGTTTTGACCATACTTCAAATAATTTTATCGTATCTATATATTTTACAATATTAAGAGCAACAATTGTCATCAATTCTGGGCGCACTTTATACGTTGATTCAATATGGTGCATAATATCGATTATGATTGTCATCAATTCGTGTTCATTATTTTTATGCATGTCAGCTATATATTTCCACAATGTCATATAACTATTTTGAACTTCCATAAATGGAGGACATAATGTTAAATAATCTGACAAATCACTTATAAAATTTAATTTGTCGTAGTGGTTATTAATATATAACATGACATGAATTTTTAATACATCATTTTTTGATGCTAAATTATCTCTCAATACACATTCATTTAAATATGAAGCTCCTTTTTCTATTATTCTGTTCCTTATTGTGAATTCAATATCATTGCCCACATTACTTAAATCAAAAATGTGTTGTATTTCTTCTTTATTACGTGCCATAATTATGTTATGATGCATGTATAGCCATTATTAATAATAGTTAAAATAATAATCAATTTTTATTGATTATATATTTTTGTGCATAAATATATAATCAATATATTAATGACGCCAACATATTTTTTATTTGTTTTCATAATTTTGCTGATAGTTTATGTGATATTTTATAATCATGAGACAATAAATTTATCATTTTATGACAAAAATGAATCGTGTAATATGTACAAAAAACATCATTTTGAATATTTTTATAATTTTGAGATGAATGAATCTATCATAAAAAAATGTATTCGTGATAATAAAAATGAAAAACAAAATGTTGGATCAGGATGTATAAATAAATACTGTGGACAGACATTAAATTTTACTAAAAATGAAAAACAAAATATATTTATAACGTTAAAAAAATTAAAAAAAATAATAAATTCAAATAACATAAATCCGCAAATAACTTTTAAAAAATTATTTAATAGTTGGAAATTTATAAAAGTGTCAAATGATGTTGAAGACGGAATGCCACATACTGTCGACGATGCAATAGTTTTATCTCAAATATTTTTAGACAAAATGAGTGAATATATAAAAAATAAAAATGACGAAAGCTTAATAAAAATATCAGGAACAACGTTGATACATGAATATATACATGTTATGCAAAAATATAATCAAACTATATTTAACAAATTATACATAAATTATTGGAATTTTAAAATAATTAATAGCGACATATTAAAACAAATAAATAAAAAAAACATAGTTACAAATCCGGACGGAATTAACAATAATATGGGTTTTTGTTTGGATAAAAACAAATTTGTGATTCCAATGATTGAATTAAAATCAGACGCAATGCTAATATCTGACTTTAAAAAAACGGGAATTTTAATAGAAAATAATAAAATAATAAATTATTTGCCTCTTTATGATAAACAGTTTAAAAAGTATAATGATTTTTTTAAGGACACTCACGATAATTATCATCCCAATGAATTATCGGCTGGGTACATATCTGAAATATTATTAAACGAATATCATAATCATGATTTTAATAATCAAGCGATATATAAATTAATAACATGGATGAACATATTTTTTATAAATATTTACGATAATTAAATTTTATTTTTTGCTGATTAATTTTTTATTTTTAGACGCCTTGGTTTTGCTGCCTTTTTTACCTTTGACATTAATGTCGTCAGATATACTAAGTTCTTCTTTGAGCCAAATTTTATAACATTCAATGAACTCATCTATTTCACTTTCCCATATATTTTCAATTGTTAATTTATTGTATCGTTCGTATTCGTTTTCTTCATTTTCCATTTGTTTTTTAAGTTCCTCTAATTTTTCATACGTTAACATCCATAATTTCATATCGAGAAGATAATTATATGAACCATTTTTATTTGCATTTTTATTATCATCGTCGTCACTATCATTATTATCATCATTATCGTCATCATCAATATCATTATCGTTAACAACATCATCATCATTGTTAACAATAGTTGATAACATTGGGTAACCGTTATTTTCAAGTTCTTCAATTAATACTGTTTTTTTCTTTTTTCCTATAATAATTTTTTCATTAATAACCTCTTGTATAAATTTAATTTTATATTTAAGAATATCTACGTGATTTTTTAATATTTTTAGTATTTGTTTTTTTCTATTTCCGTACATTTTCAGTCTGTAATTATAAAATTCTTCAAAAATTTCATCAAGTTCGTCATATTTTGTAATTTTTCCATTTTCATTAAACATGCACATATTTGACGTCGAAATAGATGATGTCAGTTGAAGAGTTTTCACTAATGTGTCATTTTTAATTAATTTTTGCATTTCACCTCCATTAAAAGTGATGCGTATATCAATTATATTATCTGTTCTTGGAGATACAAAATATTCTGAAAGTATTTTCTTTTTATATTCTGGCGAAGACGGATCATCTTCTTTATATAATGTAATATTATCAAGATATGCTTTGTAATCTTCTGTCCACGTACCAATAGGTAATTCTGTTATATGAATTGTCGTTTCATTTAAAATGTTATATTTGCCAAATGTTGTGAAATTATTTTTTTCTTTTTTAATATCTCCAACAAATCCCTTGTACCATGGAGAAAGTTGTAAAATTTGTTCACCGTGAAGCATTCTTTTGATATTATGTGCAATATCTAGGGGATTATATGAAGGGATTGACGTAGACCATCCTGTGCCGATACCTTTGCATCCATTAACTAAACACATTGGAATAATGGGTGCAAAAGCAACGGGTTCGATTTTATTTCCATCATCGACATTATATTCATATATTTTATCATCTTCGGATCTAAAAATTTTATTCGTTATATTTTCAAGCTTTGTAAATATATATCTCGGTGAGGCAGCATCTTTGCCCCCTTTCCATCTATGTCCAAAATTTCCGGATGGATATAGAAGATTGATATTGTTTGACCCAACAAATTGTTGAGCTTGTCCAACTATAGTACCTTGTAAAGAAGTTTCTCCGTGGTGATATTTTGTGTTTTCTGATATAAATGCTGCTATTTCTGCGACTTTTATTTCAGTTTTCATTTTCTTTTTTTTACAACCATGCATTACTTTTCGTTGAGAAGGTTTGAAGCCATCACATACTGATGGAATAGATCTTACGTTGTCATATATTGAAAATTCACGTAGGTCTTCATTTATAAATGTACTATATGGTACATATTGTGTAGATTTATCATTATTTACATTTAAATTTGAATCATCTAACCATAATTTTCTGTCATTTGCTCGCTTTTTCTCAAACGCTAACAAAAGTGCATCATGAGATTTTGAATTAATATCATCAAGTTCATCATCTTCATCATTAATTTCATTATTATTTTGTTGATCATTTTTATTATTGTCATCGTCAGTTTTAACAGGTGGTTCCCATTGATAACTAATTATTTTTTTGTCAAAATCAATGAACGCCTTTACGGCTTCTTCATCTGTTGAAGTTCCAAGTCCTTTAAAATATTTTGACACCCATAATTTAGGGTTCACACTATTTGTCCATTCATTGTAGTCATTTAAATTATAAAATGTAAGTTCGCTTTGATATGATTTATTTATTTTTTTATCTGATTTTTTATGAACTTTTACAATTGGTGTAGCCATAGATTGAATAAATCCATCGATTTTTAATAGTGTTGGCCAATAGCTGTGAATCATGTTCATTAATAATCCTTTAATGTGCGATCCATCAACATCTTGGTCGGTCAATATAATGATTCCGCCATATCGTAATTCTTTTATATTTTCTTCTGTATATTTTTTTCCATTTTTTAATCCCAAAATTTGTTTAATGTTACAAAATTCTTCATTTTTTAACAATGCTTTTGTCGACACTTCTCGTGCATTAATAGGTTTACCTTTCAATGGAAATACTCCATATTGTTCAGTTCCAATCATAGATAATCCACTGACAGCAAATGATTTAGCCGAATCTCCTTCGGTAACGATAAGTTTGCATAAATGTGATTTATTTGTGCCAGCCCATTCTGCATCATCAAGTTTTGCCATTCCTCTCAATGATTTATTTTTTTTGCCATCAGTTTTCTTTAATTCTCCGTCTGCCTTAAATTTAGCCATATTAACAACTTCGGTAATTATTCCTGATTTTGCAAGTTTTTCAATAAAACCGTCGCTTATTTTACAGAAAGATTCAAATGTGTTTGATTTTTTTTTATCGTCATGCACAAAATCAGATACTTTTGTTGTCAAACATTCTTTAATTTGACTGTTAAAACCCGGGTCTTCAATAACACAATCAATAAATAATGTTAAATTATCTCGTATTTGTGATGGTTTTACAATAATATCTTTATGTTTGGCATGTATTATAGTTAACAGTCGTTTAGTTATTTGGTCCAAAACTGCTGTCACATGTGAACCTCCTTGAAATGTCCATATGCCATTTACAAATGATGTATGATTAAAACTGGATTTATTATCAAAAATAGCTCCTATTTTCCATCTGTCATTAACATCTTCGTAAACCATTTTTTTAATTCGTTCATCTTCATCATCATAAAACATTCCAACATATTCATCAAATGAATTTATTTTTATTAATTTACCGTTAAGATAAACTTTTATGGATGGATCAGTTGTTGCGGCTATGTCAAACGTTCGTTTTTCGAATAGCGCGATTATATCGTCTGTCAATTCTGTGATACCAAATCTTAAATAATCAGGAACAAACGATATTTTTGTTTGAGGTTTATCTTTTGGCTTAGCATCTGATATTTTAGGAGGATTAATTGTGTACATATTATCAGCAAAAGTTTGATGATATATTTTTTTAGTTTTTGCGTCAACTATATCAATCTCAAAAAGAATAGAAAATATATTTACTAATTTTGCACCATAACCATTTTTCCCACCCACAGTTTTTCCTTTTGCGTCATAATTTCCTGACGTTAAAAGTTGACCAAGTATTAATTCGGGCGCATATACGTTATATTTTTTATGCATTTCTACACGAATACCATGTCCGTCATTGCTTACAGATATTTTTCCTGTTTCTTTATCGATGACTACATCAATTCGTTTGCATGTTGGTTCACGAATTGTATGGTCTCTTGCATTTACTAACACTTCATCAAATATTTTATATAAACCCTGAACATAAGTTATTTCACGTTTTACAATTTTATGAGTCTCGCGATTGTATACCCACATATCTTTTACTTCTGGAATCACCGAACTGACATATGTATCTGGGATTGACAAAACGTGTTCGTGGTGTGTTTTTTTGACATACATCTCTTCAACAGATACGTCATCTGCTTTTTTAGAAGATTTTTTTACTGCTTTGGAAGAAGATTTAGTGGACATTGTGTTTATACTGAGGCTAAGACAAAGATTTAATCTTTAGATGTTTTCATTTCAATTTTTTAGCGCTAATATAATTTAAACGTTTACTCATACATTACTCAATAATGGAAATTAATTATAATGATGAACCAAAACGCTATGTTGTTCCGGGAAACACAATGAATACACATGAAGGAATTAAAAATCAACATGATTTATTGCATATACGACAAGATATAAATAATACGCCACGTGATAATAAATATATAGACAAACATGTCCACATTGGAAATAATAATATTTTACTAAATAATCAAACCGGTTCAAATAATCAAACCGGTTCAAATAATCAAACCGGTTCAAATAATCAAACCGGTCCAAATAATCAAAATGGTTCAAATAATCAAAGTGATAAGTATGACCCGTATATGGAATATATTGAAAAACGAGGCGTAACACATGATTGTGCTGATGATATAACCCGTTCTAACTTAAGCTATATTAATATAAATAGCGCGGATCGAAGTACGACACCTATAACAACATCATATGATGATATAAAATTATCAAGTAATCCACTTTTTTTAACAAATAATTCACAAAATATGGTAATTACGCATGCTCAACATGGATATAACATTAATGATAAAATAACGTTGTCAGGAATTACCAAACCAGAAATTACCGTGCGATCAGATGTTAACGGAATTCACATGGTTGAATTAATTGTTGGTAAGTCATATGCCGTTATACACTTATCACATGGCATACATATATTAAATTCAGCATATGATACTTCTGATATGTATATTCAAATAAATGATTTTTTAGGAAATATAAATAATGCAACTTATTTTGATAACATTATTATAAATTCTATTAACGATAAACATAATATATCAATATTAAATCCAGATGATCAAACATTTGATGAAAATAAATTTTATATAATTTTATCAACTCCATATAATGGAACATTAATTAATTATGATTCCCATAATTTTACTTTGATGTTTTTTTATATTGCTGGAATTCCCACTAATATTATGAACACAAATTATCCAATTGGCGGTGATAATTTGCAAGGATTTCACATTATAACTGAAATAACAGAAAATACATATACTGTTAAATTATCAAAAACATCCGGAAATACTATTCATACCGGAGGTGATTTTGTTATTGTCAATAAATTAAAAGAAGTTTCAGCAATTTATCCAAATCCAAATAATTACAGAATAGAATTTGGAAAAACTTTTCATAATGTTGTTGGAGTAAAAATGATATCGAGTGAATTTCCAAATATGCAAAATATAAATATGTTGTCAATCAATGAACAAAATAATAAAATTTATTGGAAAAATTATGATGACGCTACGTATATATATAATATAATAATACCTTCAGGAAATTATTCGTTATCGGAATTAGTAAATATTATGGAATCATTGTTTTTTAATACACCTCGAATAAATTATGACGAAGATGTTTTACTAAACAAAATATTATTATACACAAACCATAATATTATTAACGTTATAATTAATGAGTCAAATAATATTGTGACGTTTAAAAGTTATAAACAATCGAACATAATTAAACCGTTCATTGACGTTACACCGTTAATTGATATTGACTCAAATCAAGACCCAACTGTACCCGTGACAAATTATAAACTTACTATAAATCATAAAAATCATGGTCTTTTGGCGAGCGATAATATTATTATATCGGGAGCGATAGAACATATGGGAATTCCTGAAATCATACTGAACAACACACACGTTATTAACGAAATTATTTCTGCTGACACATACACAATACAATTGCTTCCATTTAATTTAAATAATGAGAGAGTAAATACGTATGGTGGTGCAGCTGTTACAATAATATCGCCAAATTTAATAAAATTATATTTTAATGAGTTGGACACAATTGGTTCAATTCTTGGATTTAGAAATGTGGGCGAAACTTTGTCAGTCACAAGCTATGGCAATTCAATATCAAATAGCGACCCGTATCCAAATGATGTTTATTATGATGCTGTAGGAAATTCAATAACATTGACAAATAATAATATAGGTTTTAATCGAAATAATTATATACAAATATGTTGTCCACAATTAAATAACATTCACTCAACTGGTCCAATAAACAACATGTTCGCTAAAATTTTATTGTCCAAAACAGAAAATATTTTATTTGATACTTTTGTAAAGACGCCAACAATATATTTTGACACAATTAATGAACTGTGTGCGCTCGATTTATCATTTTATTTACCAAATGGTGATCTTGTTGATTTTAATTATATGAATCATTCATTCACGTTAGAAATAACAACAATAAATGAACATCCCAAAGATACACAAATTAATATAAAAACGGGAAAAATAAATTATGGATAAAATACATAATAATATTAAAATTATCATTATTTTATATCGTCACATGAATACTTGTATATTCTTTTTACATTTTCATAAAGCTGGCGGAACAAGTATAAATTCAATGTTTAGTAATTACAATAAATGGACACCCAATATCAATGGAAATCCATGGATGGATAACGAAATTATTCCTTTTTGGAATTATAATAAAAAGGAATTTAATAATTTTAAAAATAAATTAATTGATCATAAAATTGAATTTGTGGCATTTGAGTGGAATTATTTTAAATTTTTTAAAGAACTGGATTATGCAAACGTAGAGTTAATAACATGTATAAGAGAACCGTATGAAAGATTTATATAGAACATGATTATTGATAAATATGACAACGGACATTTATATGCAACGGAAAATATAAAATGGACTAAAAATTTAACTCAAAATTTTTTTGTTAACTACAATAAATATAATTATTACACAAAAATATTAAATGGATTAGGTGATGATCCTGGTGTAGAAATAACAGATGAACATTTAAAAATAGCAAAAAATAATTTGCTAAAATTTGCTAAAATTTTCTACAATAATAATTCTTGAAAATATTAATACATTTTCTATGCTGAAAAAATATGCGAAAATATTAAGCACGAAAATAAAAATGAAAACAAAAATAACTATATTGATACATTAAATATTGAAGAGTTTAAAAAAGTTAATCATCATGATTACTATTTGTATAATTTTGCAATCGAATTATCACGTGAACAATTAAAAATTATGAATAATTAACTTTCATAATTATATTTTAATATTTAATAAAATATTAAAATTATAAATTTATTAATTTTCTGAATCAATACAATCTAACAATATTTGTATATTTTTTGCTTCAGATATAATCGAAGCATAATATTTATCGATAAATATTTTTGCATTATTTACAAAAAACTCGATGTAATTTTTAAAATATGGAAATATAAGATTTTTTAAATTTTTTGTGATTATTGTTAAATCGTCAATATCATGATGATTATTTGTTTTTAATAATTCTATTATATTATCAAATAAACTATCCACATTAACTTTTTGGGCAGGATCATATGGACCATCAAATAGTTTAAGTTTAGATTTAATTATTTTAGGCGGCATATCATTTATTATATATTCCATCATATTTGTCGTTTTCATTATATCTTTAACTTTATCATCAATGTCACTTAATATGCTTCCATCAAGATGAATTTCAGGAGCAGCAGGATCAAGAGCAGTATGTAATGTATGAAATTCTGACTGTTTTTTTTTTATCGATACACTATGCACGTAATGTTTAACAACTTTATGAATAGTATGATATAATGATGCAAAAAGCGTATATCTCATCGAATGTAATAATATATCATATGTTTCATGGAGAGGTTTATTAATAGAACTATCGTCGTCATTTCCTAATTCAAATTCTAATTCATTATAATTTTCATAAAACGGTTTCATTTTAACTTCATACCATTTCCTAAATATATCTAACTCATTTTTTTTTATATTTTTATTTTTTAAAATTTGTGCTATTTTACGCGAAACCATAAGATGAATATACATTGGTGATATATCATCGTTAGAATTCATAAATGTTTTCCATTTTGATTGATAGTCTTTCAAAAAATTATTATCATCGCTGTCGTCTATGTTTTTTTTAAATAATTCTGATATATTGCTAACATCATTTTTAGTTGTCAAATAAAATTCGCATTCATCAACAACATTTTTAAGCGGGTCATTCTGTGTAAAATCAGAATCTATAAAATTGCCTAGCGTAAATATTTGTTCGTTGTTAATATTGAGCTGTTCGAATAATTTATTTTTGTTATCCAGCGTCCACTTTTTTTTATCATCGGTTGTACCATCTGTATTTATTGTCATTTTCAAAAAATTATAATTGATTAATGATACGAACATAGGTAAAATTTCATATGTTGAGCGTAACACATTATTTTTATATTTTTCATCTTCGACAAGTTGAATTCTAAAATCATTATTAACTGAACCTAATAATTTATATATGATATTATTTTTTAATGCTTTTTCAGATTTTATGTCAAGTGCAGTCAAAATTTTATCGTGAATTTTTGATATTTGTTTTTTTAATATGTCGTATGGTGATAAGTTATTTCTTGTTTTTGTTTTTTTCACAAATGAGCCCATTGCTATAAGTTTTTTAACTGAACTCATATTTTCGTTCATAATACAATAATAGATAGCAGTTGCACCAATAATATCTCTCTTATTAACATCGCAGCCATGTTTTACTAATAAATCAATTATGTCTGTGTTAATAGTAAGACATTCATGTGATTCATTATTTATTACGGTTTCGTGTGATATTTTTTTTTCATATTTTTTGATTAATCCAATATCCGTCATGTTTTCTTTCATATCACTGTAAAATATATTTACTGTTTCAGCTAATGATATTTTAAAATCATTGTTATCATAATGCAATGTTATGTCACTGTCGCTCGAATCATCTTCTCCTATTATTTTTTTCACTATTTTTTTTACGTTATTTGATATATATAATTTTATATTATTTATCGCAATCATGTCAATAAATTTAGCTATAGCGGAATCAATATATGCATCATCATTTAAGATATCATTTTTGTTTTTAAATGTATTGCGCACACTGCTATTAATAAAAAAATTGGATTCATCCAACACAAATTTAGTTCTAAGATAATTAATGTGTTCATCCAATATGCTATAAATTGTTGTCGGCGGAATGATACCAACCTGTCCATCATCTATATTTCCTATATTTCCAAATTTAGTAGCATCAATGGGAACTAAAATTGATTCATCAATTGGTCCCGTATTTTTTTCGGTAAGGTCATTTATTATTATTCCGGCGTCGGATGGATCAATTAAAAATCCGGCTTTGGCTTTAACTAAAATACCATCACCAGCGAATAAATCATCGCCGGCAGCAAAAACAATGTTATCAACATACATAGTATATGTTTTCGATGTCATTTGTGGTATATATGTTTCGAACATATGTATTTTTAATTGCGGCAGTTCTTTTTTCATTTCTACAAAATCTTCAAAATCGGGCAAATCTTTTAATGAATGCAATCTTTTTTGAAAATATTGGGGCGTTTTTTCATTCATGTAGTGGTTTCCAGAAATTATATTTAGCGTATCAATTATTTTATTTAATGTTCCAATAAATTGTCTTACATCGTTGTACATATTTTTTAGTTTAATACTTTCGATATTTTCTCCAATTCGCAATACTTTTTCATTGATTTGTTCTGGCAAATATGCAAAATTATTGCCAACATTATTATCCGCAAATTCGTTTGCCGCAGAATGTAAATCATACATATGTTTTCTTAGTGTTGTCATTTCTTTTTCTTGTTTAACAATCCATAACGCAATATTTAATAGATTAACATATGCCCTAACTATTTTATTAATATAAATTGTGACATGCGGATAATTATCGATATTAAAATCACCAAATATACTTTTCAATGATTTCATTTCTGTTTGCATTTTATCAACAATGAATAACGTTTTATCAATAAAATATGATTCTGCATCGTTATTTTTAAAATCATCAAGACTAATACGGTAATTAATAAAATCAAGATACGAGGAATATTCTTGAATGATAACACCTCTATTAATATTTTTTTGTTCTGCCTCAGTCATGCTTTTATATGTGGGCATATTTTGCGTTACGTCGACATAATCCGACATGATAACTTCATTATTTATGTCTCTTATGTATATTGTTGTGTCACCATCTTCGCTTTTAACAACTTTATATTTTAATTTATCATAATTATCATTATAAGGTTTGGTATTATTATTATTTATATCTTTTAACTTAATATATGGATAATTATCGTTATTATGATAAGGTATGCCTCGTTTCAGATAATATTTGTCACCATTTTTTGAAATATTACCATCATCTTCATCTTCATCTTTCTCCTCATCTTGTTTCTCCTCTTGTTTCTCCTCTTCTTGTTTCTCCTCTTCTTTCTCCTCATCTTTATCTACAGTAGATATGATACGTGTATTAGCATTATGATATTGATTTTTAATGTCTATTTCATCCATGTTTTTACTATCTAAATTAAAATTATGCACTTTTGTGTCAGTGACTAATATGGTATCTATTATTTTGCTAAACATCGTTTTATATTTGTCATTATCACCATCCTGATTATGATTCCATGTAACATATCTGTTATCCGCATTTATTAGAATGCCATGATCATTCATTTTAAAGCTATCATATGTATAAAAAAAATAAAATAATTTTGCAAATATATTTATATCGCTAAGCAATATATTTATTTGTTGGACGCTTTTAAAATATATCAACGTTGACGATTGAAGTTCTTTATATGTTTTTGATATATCTTCGTGCAATAATTTTTTTTGTATTTTCAAATTATGGTTTGCATTATTTAGCATGTCTTTAACATCATTAAATGGAAATATTTTTCGTCTTGGATTTTCTATGACAATACCATTATTTATTCCACTTCCGGAACTATTGTCAGGGTGTATATCAATTGGTTTTAAAGTTTTTGTTAATCGTTCGAACATCATTTGTTCAATTTGGTTTCCATATTTTATTAAAATAGCATTTATTTTTTGTTTTATGGCAACATCATCGTCAACATTATTTACGACATCACCACGTATTTCTATTATTTCACGTTTACCGTTTTCAATAAATACATCAATTTCTGGTGAAAACATATCGTACATATTTTTGTGGTCAAATGTGTTTTTAATATGTAAAAACATGGTACTGTCAATTTTTTTTTTAATTTCTATAAGAAAAAATTCCATCACACTCATCATTTCTTTTTTTAAAAATGATTTACCACCGATTTCGCCATCTGTTGGAAATAATGATTTAACTTTAGCTGTCGAACATTTTCCGATATGTCCCTGGCATAAATAATGTAAACATGTCATATGTTGATTATCAGTGTCATTTACACCGGCACCATTTTTTATTAATATACGAGCGATATCATATAATTGATATTTGCATGCCAAATGAAGAGGCGTTGCATTGTTAGCATCATATGACGCGATTGGTGAACCGGTATTAATTAAGAAATTAACTAATTCGTATTTATCGTCTTCATTAAGGTTCATATTTTCAATGACTACATGTAATGGTGACCGCATATCATCTCCTGATGATGTAAAAAAAGAAGTTGTGTTATTTTCAAATAAATTTTTTTTAATCTCGTCAACATTGTCGCCGCTGCTAAGTGCCGCAAATACATTTTTAGTAATATCTTCACCTATTGTTTTGTCTGGATATTTCACCACATCAATAAAATTATTTCGTGGTTTAGATGGATATGCACCTTTAAACGGGCTGGGTCTCATTTATTAATAACATATATAAAAAATATTATATCAAAAATGCAAAATAAATAATAAAACGCTAAATATAAAAAATATTATATTTAAAATAAAATTAGATGTTGTCAAATAATTTTATTAATAAAATAAAAAATTGTTATGTTAATCATTTTTATATTGAACTTCATCGTCTTCGTATGCATCATTTTCTTCATCAAAGTTATCAACATCATCGTTATTCACTGGAGATAATAGAATTGTAATCTGTCCCAGTGTTGCGATTGTATATTTAATGCATATAGGTTTATCATTTTTCATGTATATTCTTATGTAATCACAAAGTCCACCACATTTTGTAAAAGTAACAATATTTCTCAATTCAAAAATACCTTGAACGACAGGAATTTTTACGGGATCACTTAATTTAATTTTAAGGTTGCACACATCGTCACCTGTTGTATATGTGCTATTGCGGTCAATGACATCGCCAACACACGAATATTTTATACTTTTTTGAGTAACTTGTATTTCAATATGTTCTGACAACGTATGCATTTCGCGACAAATTTTATGGAAAGATGTTGCGTTTATTTTAACTAATGCTTCACATGGAACAGGTGGAATATCATATTTTTTCTTATTAACTTCCATTAGCTTAACGTGTACGACTGATTCGTGTGGATCATTAGGGTCAGTATTTTCAATTTTAAGTTTAAGATTTGCCAAATCATCATCGTCAATTATTAATGACAATGTGTCAGTTGTATCTAAAATTTTTAGTGCTTTATTTAAATGTTGTAGATTAATACCGATGTCATAATTTGCAGGAATACATTCAAACACATCAAATTGTGATGCATTAAGTTTCATTTGTATAATCATAACTTGTGTTTGATCGATTGAAACAATTTTCATGACTCCATTATTTACTTCATCTGATTGCTCTTTTTCTTGCTCTTTTTCTTTCTCTTTTTCTTCATCGTTGCTATCGCTATCTTTTGATTTTTTAGTTTTTTTTTTAGTTTTCTCGTCAGCAATATTTGCCACAGTGTTTTTATCATCATTTTTGACGGTATCACCTCTGTGAATCTCAATAACGACATCTGACAAAATGCTACTCAATACCTCAATCAATGTTTTAAATGTCATGACATGACTCGTTTGGATATTCACTAGATTTACCATATATTTTAATTTATATTATAAAATCTTCTTTAAATATGTTAAAATAAGTACAAACGCATTTCAATTTTTATTGCGCATTATATAAAATGTATGTATAAAACTATAATATATTATAATACACATATAACAAAACATCGATAACTAAACATAAAATATCAATAAATAATATTTTATTATAATAAAAAAATCAAATATATATTACAGTATTATAACTATACATAAAATGTCCAAAGAATTGTATAAATTAATAAATCCGCATATTGATGGAAGCATGAACTTAAATTTTAAAGGTGAAAATGCAATTAGTGCTGCAGATGAAACATGGAATTCATTATCGAAACATTTGATTAACAATGTGCCTAAATTTGCATTTAGCTTAGAAAAATCATCTGATGGTTCCTTACATCATTTTGTAGTGAGTGAAATGGTCGGTGGCAACAAAAATGTAAATTTTTCTATTGATGAACTTAAATTAAACATGACTGAACCTCAAGAACAATCATTTAAACAATTTATAAATGAATCTGCATCAAAACGCAAATCAGTGCAAGACGGTGGTGCACGAAGGCATAGATATGACGATGATGATGATTCGTCGTTATCTTCATCATCATCTTCAGAAGAAAGAGATTTGTATGAAAAATTAAAAATAATGAAAATGCAATCAAAACCAATTTCATATTGGTGGTATAATCCGGCTGTGTATGGAATAAATAATTTATACGTCCCAACGTTTAAAGCACCATCGTCTCCCTACGTGCAACTAAATTTAAATAGTGCTCGCTGGTCATAAATTATTCATATATCAATTCATTAAAATTAATAGTGTTGAATGTTTTTTTATTAGGTTTGTATGAATTTGTATTATTGTCAATTAATTTTTGTTCGTCGTTGTGTTTTTTTATAGCTAACATTTTGTCAACTAAAATATCGGAGCGATCACAAATTTTTAATAATTTTTTGTGTGATTTACTGTTAGTAACCATAAATTGAACAAATTTATGTTTATCATTTTCTGTCAATTTTGTTAAAATTTGGTGTTCATTCGATGATTCAATATATGGAACAAATACGTCGTTCCATATTTTATCTATAGATAAATAAAATTTGTCAATCTCATCATATACATATGGCATATAATTCAATAATTTATATTCTTCATCATCATATTCGTCACTGTCTGAATCGTTATAATCATATTCATCCATTGTCTTGATACTTTTTTTTAATATTTTTATAAAAAATATCGTTTAAATATTTTTTATTTAATAAGTGTTATCTTTACAAAATTCATAAAATGCATGTTTCATATCGACATCAAATAATGGTTTTTCATCATTCGAAATTACCATATTTTCAACATCAACAACTGGAACATTTATAATTGTGTCGTTATAGTCACAGCAATCAATTATTTTTTTAAATAACGTACTTGCATGCGCAATATTAGATGATGGGTTATGTGATATAATGACGTCATCATAATGTTCAGCAATTTCAGCAATATTTTGCTCATATTGTTCACTGTCATTACATTCTTTTTTAACATGCAAATCATTTTCGGGAAACGACAATTTAATATCAATATCGTTATTTTTATAGTATGTACTAAAATCCGTTTTGTCATATTCTCCACCATAATGATTCTTAATCAACATTTCATCCCATACATTATCCACACATGAATTTGTTATTTTTTTTAGTAGCCATTTTTCTAAATTATTATCGACGTTTTGTTTATTATGTTCCATATTTTTAATTAATATAATTTATTATTATTTTTTTAAGCATTTATACAACTTCATCATTAAATTTTTCTGCTAATTTTTTAAGTGCTGATTTTGGAGGTGCTTTATTTTTTTGCGTTTTTTGTCTTTCAAATGTTCTTTTAAGATTTGCTCTTGTTTTCGTTGGACGCTTTTCATCCATATCCATCATTATTTTATCTAATCTTTCTCTTGCTTTATCTTCTGGCTCTATTTTTTTAATTTCGTCAAGTATCGCCTCCTTTATCATATCCATTTTTAGAGCTGTTTTTGTACAAGATTGGTTTTTAATAATTCTTTGTCCATTTAGGTTAATTGCAGATTCTTCTTGTGATTCTAGATATTTAATAATAAATTCTTCGCATGGTTTTTTATCATTTGTCAACTCTTTAATTTCTTGTTTGCGTTCACGTATCATGTCGTCAAACTTTACAAAACTTATAACATGTTGCTTAAATTCGTTGTCAATAAAAGCTTCTTCGGCTTGTTTAGAAATAGTATCATCATCGTTATCTAAATCAGATAATTCATCATCTTGAGTTATCACTGTGTTTGCTTTAATATGAGTTCCTTCGAGTATATCATCTATATCTTTATTTGAAACGGTCGACATTAGTTTTATGTTAATAAATCAACTTTATATATTTTTTATTTATGTGACTATTAATATCGCAAAATATTTATATCAAAAAAATTGAAAATATAATTACTTTATTTTAAATTATTTAAATAATTAGTAACAATAACACAAAAAGTTGACTGGTGATATATCGCAATGTTAGAAGATTTTTATAATAATATTAATGATATACAAAAAAGTAATGATGCTTTACAAAAATTAATGGACGGTAACGTAGAAGATGTAAATGAAGAAAATAACGAAGAAGATGAAACACCAAACAAATATGTTGAATGTCTGAACATACATCAAATATATTTTAAAAATTTACACAACAGGGACACAGAAGAACATATGTTACATGATATACATGATGATGAAAAAAAATCTACAAATAGATCAATTGAACTATTTTATGAATCTCTTTATACATATAAAACAAAACTTGATTCTGATCCAGATTATTGTGATATATATGAAGCATCACAATTGCAGCATAATAAAATCGATAATTTTACGTCGATGTTTTTATTAAAAATAGATGGCACATATCATAAATTATCACCATCATTATTTGCAATAATATCATACATAGCACATTATATTGATTGGAAAAATGTAAATTGGCATATTATTTCTTTGAAAGAAAGCGATTAATTTATTGTGAAGTATAAAAAATTAATGATAAAATAATCTTCAACTTTATAAAAAAATCATTTGTTGTCTTAGTTTTCATCTTCGTCTTCTTTTAGACGTCGCATTAATTCGTCAAGGTGGTGTGTTGCGAAATAATTTACTCGTGACGGAACAGAAGATACTTTGCTTGTGAAATCATCGTAAATGGATTCTTTTTGAGAAAGCGGTAATGTGGTTGAATTTAACACCTTTTCAATGTCTTCACATAAAACATCCAATTTATTCACACCATCTGCAAAATGTTGAGTTCTGCAAAATGTTGAGTTCTGCAAAATGTAATCAGCATTTATTGAAAACCATATTTTGTCGGCAAATAAATAAATTAATTCGTTGATATTAAAATATGGTGCACATAAAAGAAATATTATAATATTTACAACGATATGTAAAAAACTTATTAATAATTCAATGTATTTCTAAATATTGTTGTTTTTTTCGTTTAATAATTTTTCTTTTTGGACACATTTGCATGTATCAATAAAGGAAAAACATGTTTGGCATTCAAATTTAATATTTGAGTCATTTTTTTGTGGCACATATGTATCACAAATGTTTAATGTAGTTTCTGGGTCATTAACTTTTATAAAACATGTATTTCCAGAATAGTCAAGCTTAACACAAGTAATAACATCATTTTTATCGATAAATAATTCGGATGCTTCGGCGTTATCACCATAACCACCTTCTCGACGCAATCTCGAATATGAACCGACAATAACTGGCACATTTGTTGTAAAATATTTTGTATCAGGATATTTTCCAACTTTATGCGTGTACATTGCGGCTGCATAAGTAGCATTTTCTTCAAATTCACATATTCGAAAAACTTATATTTTTTGTGTCATGACGTTCATTATAATTATATCAATTGACGATAAAAATATTTGATGTAAATAATATTTCAATTTTTTTATTAAAAATAATGATAACGTAATTATTTTTAATGGACGCTGTATAAATTGATGCATGATTTTAATAACAAAATCATTATTAAAAAATTAATTATGTCAGCAATTAATCTTTGTATTTTATGAACCGCACCAACTATTAATATTAATGTCGGGTTCGATTGACGACTGCATCCACGGGCTCACGACAAATTTAGGACATGCTTCATTACCACGAATATCATAACTTGGATTTTTTAATGACGATCCAACGGTGTTATTACCGACAGCTTTTGTGATATTAATGAGGTGACGATTTTTAACGCTTACAGTTTCTGGCATAGAATCGAACCAATTTTTAGGTTGTTCGTCTGGCATATAATTGTTAATATTAAACATATCTTTTGTTGTTTCTTTTTTATTTTTTCCAGATGTTGGAGGCACCGCTTGCCATCCACCAGAACCCTTATCATTGTTTGGGAAAAAATCATTTGGATCATTATATGGATTATTTGAAGTAAAAAATGCATCTAATGCACTACTATCTGGATTATTACCTCGGTTATCTGCTACAAAACTAACTTGTTTTTTAGTTGGTGAACTATTTTTGCTTAACATTTTTTTTTTATAATCAGATGTATCATCTGATGACATTGATGTTGTATCTTCTTCACTTGAAGACATATTTTGTGAGTCATTTTCTTCCTCATCTGATACTGATACGTATGATTCTATGCTATCATCCATACTATCCTTGTAATCCAGGACATTAAAATTTTCATTATTTTGTGTTTCTGGTATAAATGTTTCTGGTTCTGATTCAGAATTAGCAGACGATTTTGTGTCTGTATAATGTTTATTCACAAAATATAATAAAAGTAGTCCAGCTATTATTAATATTAGACATTTTGTTTGTTTATCCATTGTGCACAACATCGGTTATATATTAATACAAGATAAAATTATATGAATCATTATATCTAAAATAAATAATATTTTATAGTGTTATTTATATTTATTTATCGTGTTAAAAAGTTAAAATATTTTTTTAATATTATATATATAGTATAATATATATCGATGAGTAAACATATGAACTCTGCACTATCTGAAGTAAATGACAATTTTATTAATGGACTAATAAATTCATCAACAGAAGAAAATGCTCAATCTGGTGGATTTTTATTCTCATCAAGCAAAAATAATAAAGTTAATGAAGCTGTACTTTTGGCAGCATATCAAAACAAATATGATGTTGTGAATTTTTTTATTATAAATGGATTGGTTACTGATTATTCTAAAAGATGCAATTTTACTGGACGAACATTGCTACAATGTCTCATAATTAATTATGCATCCATTCCACAAGTTGACGTGTCAATTAATGCCATTCTACGTGACAAACAGTTGTTATCTTTTATTGATAACCAAGATAATAATGGAAATACCGCTCTCCATTTAGCAACCATGACACATAATGATGAGCTTTGTGAAAAATTAATTAGTGTCGGTGCAGATAAAAAAATAAAAAATAAAGATAATAAATGTGTTGTCACCGAAACAGAAATTGAAACTGTGCCCCACAATATTAATTTGCATAACACAACCACTGTTATTAATGGAACAAATAATTCTAATGATTCTGATGATGCTGATGATGCTGATGATGCTGATGATAGTTCTGCATATAAAAAATCACTTGAAAAAGCATGCGATGAGGTAATCGATCTGTTTATGAAATATGAACCAATACCTAGTTCTGATACATCGACATCTGATTTTCACGGAATGACTGATTTTGATGATATGATTTCATCAAGTGGCGCATCAAAATACAGTAAAAATAAAGGTTACGATACAGATGGTGATAATGGCACTGAAAATTTTTTAGATAAAATGATTCAGCAAATTAAAAATGGTAATTTAAGAGGTGGCGCTAAATCAAGTTCTATAACGGGAACTCGCCGTATGTCGACATTGTCTGAATATAACACGTCAGAATTTAATATGTCTGGGAATGGAATGTCTGACGCAGAGATTTCACGTTCTGGTAACGACAATGTTGGAATAATACATGAAGAAGTAATTGAAAAAATTAAGGAAATGCTTAAGAAAGGAACAATCCCGGGTTTTGATAAAAAAAGTGACGAAGAAATACATTTAGAAGCTCGCGTATTGAAAGCGATGGTGTATAAATTAGCGAAAGAACAAAATAGTGATCTTAAAGGAGAAAAGTTAGCTGAAAAAATGAAAAAATTAACGACTTCTAAAGAATTAAAAAATGTTTCTGTATCTAAATGTGATGAAATAAGAGAAGTTCTTAAAAATAAACCACAAAAATCGCAAGAACAAAAGCGTCAACAAAACGATTCGTCTGATTCTGATTCTGATTCTGATCCAGTTCAGAGACGTCAAAATAATGATGCAGTCGATAAAATACACGAAGATGTAATCGACAAAATTAAAAAAATGCTTGAAAAAGGAAAAATTCCAGGATATGATAAAAAAAGTGACGACGAAATACAATTAGAAGCTCGTGTATTAAAAGCAATGGTATATAAATTAGCGAAAGAACAAAATAGTGATCTTAAAGGTGAACAATTGGCAGAAAAAATGAAGAAATTAACGACGGACAAAGAATTAAATAATGTTTCTGAATCAAAACGTGACGAAATAAGAGAACATCTCAAAAATAAACTACGACGAAAAGAAATGCCAGAACAGAAGCGCCAAGAAAATAGTTTCGATACGGATTCATTTTCTATGTCAGAATCGTCAAAATCATATGAAACAAGTTTATCAGCAACAAGCTACGGCAGTGATTAACGGATAATCAATGAATATTTAATGAATTGTATAATTTTATCATTTTATGCAACTATATGTATTACAAATGTCATATATTTGACGTCATATTTAGCATTATAACTAAAAAAATTGAATTTATTTTTCATGTTACAAATAACATAAAGAAACCACAATAATAAACATAAACAATCATGGAAAGAACCAATAAAAAACATAATGATAATAAGCAAACATGTGCACAAAAAAAGAATATATTTGCAGCATTAAATGATGATTCCGATGATTCAGATGATTCTGGTGATTCCAATAAAATTATTCCAGACAAAAAAACAAAAACAAATAAAATTATTGTTGTTGATGATGTAAAAAAACAAACAGATAAAATTATTGTTGTTGATGACGTAAAAAATCAAACGAATGATGAAATTCCTAAACCATATTCGCAAAGTGAATGGCAAGCCGTAACAAAAAAAAATAATAAAAATATTGATGATGTACCAGAAAAAATATTCACTCCAGAAGAGACCGGAGAAAATATTATTTTAAACGACACATATCATTTATGGGAACATCTATCGTCAAACCAAAGCTGGATGATAGATGATTGTCAGAATATTTTGGACATACAAAATATATCAACAATGTGGAAATTTATTAACAATATGAATAAAATGAATTTTAAAAATCACGATTTTATTTTAATGAGAAAAGGAATATATCCATTGTGGGAAGCACATGAAAATAAAGCCGGAAGTAAATATTCGATACGTTCCGACATAAATACTGGATATGAAATTGCAAAAATATTGATAACTAATTTATGTTGCGGAACATTAAGTCCACACAATATAAGTTATGTGAACGGAATAAATATGTGCGTAAAAAATAATTGGATGCTCATTAAAATAATGTGCAAAGGAAAAGATGATGAAATTAAAGAACATTTAGAAACAAAACTTTTGCAAAAATTTAAAAATTTGAGTATTTGGCATCAGGTGACTGAACCTGAATATGATATTTAATTATTGATTTATTTTTTCACATATTAATATACGTATTCATACATATATTAATATATATATATATATAATTTTATAAAGTGTTATATGCAAATTAATTAGTTGTATTCCATCGTCATGCGATAATCTTGCATATGTTCACAAGGAAAAAAAATTGTCCTGTCTTTTTTAGAGAGTGCAAGTTGATTATAGTTTGACATTTCTGTATGAAATGTTTGTGGTTGTACACGTGTTGGATATACATGTACGCATTCATTTTTCCAACACGATTTAGTTTGGCGTGCATGTTTCCACTCTTTGTTCATTAATTTTACAGCATTGTTTTGCAAAAATAATCGGTAGTTATCATTATTACACTGAATATTATTGATATATTTGATGTATTCATTTGTACGTGTTGCTGTACGGTAATCTGTAAATAATCGTCCATCAGACATTTTAGGTGGGCATCCAGAATATCTGTTATCCATTTGTTAAATATATTATTGCGATAGAATTTATTTTTTTTATAAATTCTCTTTCTATAGCTTAATTATTATTTTCTGATAAATATATTTTAATTATATTATATAATTCCTTTTTTGTACATGATTTCCATTTTGTGCCAACTTTTTTTGATTTATTTAATTCAAAATGAGACGCTATGTTTTTTAACGATTTCATGCTATATACATCTATTAAATTTAAAGATTCGTATGTAATATTTTCAATATCAGAAACATCACGCGACGCATCACAAACAGAATTATTAGTTTTTAATTGAGACGATGAACCAAATGTTATATTATCGCACATTTGGTCATAATTTTCAGGTTCATGCTTAATATTGTTTAACAACTCTTTTATTTTTTTTTCTGTTACATAATTTTGCGTTATTTGGACATTGTCTATATGAATTATTTCTGCGCCAACTTCACTAGTATGCTCACTTATAATATCTTCTTTATTCACATCATTAACATTTATAACATTATTTGCATCATTTTCATGTTCATCATTTACAACATCAATTGCATTATATGTAGTATTATTTTCATCATCTTTATTATCTTTATTATTTACATCTTCTTCATCATCCTCACTATTTGCATCTTCTGCATCATCTTTATCATTTTCATCTTTTGCATCATCTTTACTATCTTCATCTTCTGCATCATCTTTATCATCTTCATCTTCTGCATCATCTTTACTATCTTCATCTTCTGCATCATCTTTACTATCTTCATCTTCTGCATCATCTTTACTATCTTCATCTTCTGCATCATCTTCACTATCTACATCATCTGCATCATCTTCACTATCTACATCATCTGCATCATCTTCACTATCTACATCATCTGCATCATCTTCACTATCTACATCATCTGCATCATCTTCACTATCTACATCATCTTCGTCATCTGCATCATTTTCATTATCTGCGTCAAGCATAATATTTTTTTCGTTGTCAGTACTTTCGTTAATGGTATCGTCGTCACATAAAACAAACATATATTTATTATCTTCTTGTGATGATTTATTATTTTTGGTACCGTCTGAACATAATGACACTGATTCACTATCATTATGTATGTACATATTATCACTTTTTGTATTTTGTTGGCATGTAATTTTTGGTTGTTCACATTTAGTAACATTAATATTATCATCCTCGACATTATTTTCTTCAATATAATTATCGTCATCATATGTATCACTATTAACATTATCAATTTTGCTAGCATGTTTTGATGTGTTTTTTGATGTGTTTTTTGTAGTTTCGCTCATATAATATCCTTCTTCGTGTATAACAGAATTGTTTTTAATTTTACCGGCACCAATAATGACGTCATTATTTTTATTGTCGTCAACATTTTGATTTTTTGCGAATTTATCAAAAAAATCATCATCCGAAATATTTTCGGACAGATAATTAAATTTATTTTCATGTGTATTCTCGTTATCAGAATCTTCAGAAAAGTGATTTATTTTTTTTCGTACTACTTGTTGATTAATAAATGAAATTTTTCTCATTTGATCTAAATTTTCAGAATTAATATTTTTAATGTTTTTAACACATTCACTCGTTTCATTATGCATAGATTTTGTAATATCTTCGCGTATGCTACTCAAATCGTTTTTAATATGATTAACTTCACGGTATAATAACATCATAGCAACGATAATACATAACGATATCAAAAATATAACAAATATTTGCATACTATATAATTTTAATAAACGAAAAAAGTAAGTAAAAATAGACACATTAAAATAACAAACGTATAACCACGTGAAAAATAATTGAATTTTTCACATAAATAAAAATAATTAAACATTTATTATTAATAATAATAATAATGATGATGAGAATATTTAGTGATGCCAAAACAGGATTAACTATAATAATATCAAAACAAAAAAATGAATCATATGAACAATTTTGTGGAAGAGGATATTTTATGTTGAAATATAAAAAATATTACAATGAAGAAATCAATGAATTAATAAAAATGTCACAACTGTGGAAAAATATAAAATATTTGCATTGTGAGTATCCGTCAAAAATAATGAAAAAAATAATGGATGTCAAATAATTTATTTTTTATCAGTTTTATTCAAATTTTGTTTAATATACTTGACATTAATATGGTCTGGTTGTATTATGTTTCGTGCATTATCCCATTGTTTTAATTCCATATTTGATCCAGTTGTAAGACCTGGACAAACAGGGCATACTTTGTCCGAAATACATACAGGAGGATTTGGCGGTTGAGGATACCATTTTTCAGGAGGTAAAAAACTGTAACCATAATCGTCATACGATGAAATATAATCTTTTGGAACAGGAATATGATTATAATCTTTATAGTTTGCATAATTAATGCCTTCATTTAAACCATTAAAATTTTGACCATCATCAGTAGAAAATGGCATGTCTGTTTCGTTGATATTTAATTTATTGCCATCATTTACGCTGTTAACCATTTCAGCATATGAAAATTTATTTTCCTCTTTGTCTAAAGATTCATCCTCTTCACTTACATCCTCTTTACTTGCATTCTCTTCACTTGCATTTTCTCCATCAACATTTTGATTATCATTATCGCCATCAATAATTGGGTCATCAATTTTTTCATCCGTGTCAACTAATTGTCCCTCAATTACTTGTCCATCATCATTAGCATTAAAATGTTCGTTTTGTTGTACTGCACAAACAGACGAACATTTAGACTGAAGATCTTCATCTTTTTTAAATAAGTCAAACACAGATTCTAGAAATACACATGCAAGAACGATTGCTACAGTGGTTAATAACAAACCACGCGCGTTAATTTTTTTATCAGTTGACATTTGCATTATCATACAAATGATAATTCCAAAAATAATGTAACGTGTCATTTTATACATTTTTAATTATATTATTAAGTTAGAAATAAATATTTTTCCATTTATAAATAAATTGTGTGAATATAAATTTAGATTTCGCATCCCATATCATCATATGATATTAATAATTCAACGCATCTTACGAAAATGATAAATAACATAATAAAAAACGTTACTATTAAATGTGAATGCATTGGGCTTTTTGTTGTTTCAACTATACTTTCAAGATACTGCTTAGCAAAACTATTTCTAGACATATCGTTATATAATCCATATCCCAAAACACCTGATATAGCAATGATACAACTTCTTCCCATTAATTCTTTAACCCCAATAGAACATTTTCTCAATATTTTTGACGCTGAACTCATTAAGAAATAAAAATAAAAAATTGCAATAAAAAGTATTATTTTATGAGAAATTACGTTATCGTTCCCAACATTTGGAATGCCAAAATACATCATTATATTGAGAAATATGAAAATTAAAAAAAAATTTATTAAGATTAACATTGATTATTATTATATCGACATAATATTTATTTTTTAATTATTTTTATGATTTATGTTGTTGATTCATCAGTAATAAAAATATTAATATGATTAACAATATAACTATTAATATTAAAAACGCAACTATTATAGTTAAATATGGATAATAACATACAATTATATTATGTAAAAGCGGATTGATTATTTTATTCATTATTTTGTCATTGATTTCTTTTTTTTTTAATTCCTTTGCGACGTCATTTATTATTGTGTTTGTTATAGGTCCAATCATTGTAAATATATGATAATAATATAATAACATAAAAAAATAACGATAAACAAATGTATTCAACAAATATATTCAAAATATGGCAGAAACATACATGATAAACGAAATGTATTTTATGTGTGAACCAAAAAAACGAAAATCCCAAAAAAACATATTTAGGGTATTAATAAATGGTGCACCTATTAAAATAAAAAGTCCTCGAATTTACATGCCATTTGGTGGAGAATTATATAATGATAAAATAGTATTGAATTTTGAAATTGATCCTGATAAAAATAATGAATGCCATAATTTTTACGCTAAATTAAGTCAAATTGATATAGCTTTCAGAGAAATAAATGAAAAAAATTATGATCATGAAGAATCTGATGATAAATATGACAATAATAATAAATTAGCTCCGAGTAATAAAATACCATATGAATTAATAAATAATGTCGAAAATAAACAATTTATATCATGCATCAGAAATGGAAAAAATGGATATATCATACGAACACATGTTAAAAATGGAATGGTGCCACATTCATATGATAATAAAGATATGTATACGTTAACTCAACTTAAACAAATGTATGCGCATGTTGAATTAGAATTATATTGTTTATGGACATCAGCAACATCATATGGCTACATTTGGTATGCATCCGATGTAATTGTTAGTTAATAATATACATGCAATTCAAATTTAGTATTTAGCAAAGTCTATCCATATTTACATTTTCACATTTTGATAATTTAAATACACCAACCATTGCAGATATTTGTAATGTATCATCTGTACATAATGATAAATTATATTCGATGTCCCTCAACAATTCTAAAATTTTAGATATGCGTGTGGAATAAATGTCGTCCATAATCGAGGAATATAATTTATCATGCATTTCAATAATAATATCACCAAGCGAATATCCATTTTCAACAACGAGTTTAAAAATTAATTTATTAGAATTTTCAAAATTATCGTTCATAAGGCTATCATAAATTTGTTTTGAATGTTTATTTATAGGATAGCACAAACATTTATTTACGTCAATTTCAGATATTTTATTTTTCGAAATGCTGACGGCTTGTAAAATATTGAGCACTTTTCGCATATCTCCATTTGAACGTTTGATTATTGTATCGATGCCTTTTTCTGTTATATTTATTTTTTCTGCGTCGATAACTTTTAATATATTTTGTTTAATTGATTTTTTATCTAGAGACGAAAAACGAAATAAAGTGCATCTTGACTGTAGAGCTATATTTATTTTTTTAATATAATTACATATTAAACAAAAACGTACATTTTTAGTATATTTTTCGATTGTTCTTCTTAAAATAGCTTGAGCATCAGCTGTCATTGCATCCGCTTCGTCGAGTATAACCATTTTAAACATATTATTATCCGGACAATAAATATTTTTGGTGTTTACAAATTGATTTATTCTCGTCCGAACCACTTCAATTCCACGTTCTTCAGATGCATTTATTTCTATGACCATTAATTCACATTGTTTGCCATATAATTCTTTCATACATGACAATATTGTAGATGTTTTTCCTGTTCCTGGAGGTCCATATAATAATAAATGTGGTAACGTTTTATCTTTAATAAATTTTTTTAGTGTGCCTATAACATGATCATGATGTATGACGTCATTGAGTGTTTCAGGACGATATTTTTCAATCCATGGAATTGTGATCATATGTATAATATTATATTTACGGTAAATGTTTATGTTTAATAATGACAATATAAAAATCAATTTTTTATTGCAAAATATGCGATTTTTACAATTATAAAACAACGCCAAAAAATATTATATTATTTTATTTAAAATATAATTCATTGTGTATAATGGAAAACAAATGGTACATCGAATTACGTAAACAAATAACGCACGATACACAGCAATATAAAAATATTATAGTTTCACAAAAAGATAAAAATAAATTAGATAAGTCACGAAAACATTATAAAATAACAGTTAAACATAATAAAATATTGAATGACATACCTGATGATTTTCGATTAAAAAAAGCACATAATACATTTAAATTAGCAATAAATTTTTCTGAAAAATACAATTTGCCTAAAATATCGGGCGATTTCTATGTGAGAATTTCTGATGGTTATGAACATGATTGCGATTATCCTGTTTTTAATTATTCGAAGCCAAAAAAAAAGATCGGCTTTTTATTTCCAGATTTTAGCTTTTTATCATTCGAAAATAAATTGACAGTATTTGAAAAACATTGTAATGGTGACGCAAAAAAAGAAATAATATATTTTAAAGGTTCATCAACGAGTAATAAACGAACACGCGTAAGAGAAAAATTAAGTGCATTAAAAACACCATTTAATATAAGTGTTGATGATGAGAGCAAACCATATTACGAACTATGCAAATATAAATATGTTCTTGATTTGCCCGGCAATAAACCATGGTCAGTAAGATTAATTGAGCTATATATATCACGATCATTACCAATAAGAGTTTTATTTTATAACAGCGAATGGAATGAAAATATTTGGGTGCAATTTTATGAAAATATGTTTCAGCCATGGGAAAGTTACATACCTCTAAAATATGATGTTGATTATGATAATGAAATTTCGAACAACATAATTGACGATATTGAATTAAAATGTTTGCAATGTATGTGTGGTGATAAATCACCACTCATAATTGGTCACGATTTTAAACAACAAAGTTGTTTAAAACCGCAAATATTTCAAATTTTTAAAAAATATGATGAAGTTTATAAAAAAATAATCAATGACAATTATGAGAAAATTAAAGCGTTAAAACTAGAACATGTTGAATATTATATGTACCACTGTGTGATAGCTTATATGGACATAGTGACAAATATTAACAAAAAATAATAATAACGTCAAAAATCAATATAAAAAAATATCATCTGAACATAATAATAAAATGATACATGTTAAAAAATATCCATACAAAAAAATAAAAAAAAAGATATTTTTTACATTTTTTAACGTGATGAATAAAGTATCGGACATGTATAATAATATATGGTGGAAAATTTTTAAGATAAAACAAATAGTATATTATGATAATAAGACAAAAAAACATCACAGCATATATGCTAGGTATATATTATTTTTATTTTTTTCTCGTTTTGCTGTTTTAAATTTTTTATTAAAATATGTAAACATAAATAATTCTAATAAACTTAAAAATAATGGTCTGATACATTTCACGACATCAACAAATAAATATGAAAAAAATTTGATTACACAAAAATCATTAACACATGTCGTTAAAATATGTTCAATAAATTTTGCGGCACAACCAGATCAGCAAATAAATTTTATTTTAAATTGCCATAACAAAACAAAAAAATATGAAATAAATCCCATTATATTTGTTGGCTACAATAAAAAGGCAAAACATTTACATAATTCTGTAAAAAATATATTTTTATTAAATAACATATGTAATATAAATAATGATGATGAGATATACATAGAATTTTTTAACGGCAAAAAACGTACGATACAGTATAAAAATATAAAAAATAAACATATAAATTATTTGTGTATATAAATTGAGTATAATTGCACATTATAATGCATGTTGATGCAAAAATAAAATTATTAATTATAAGTAATCATGAAAAAAATTGAAATTATTTAACACGTTAATTAAAAAATATAAAGATATACTAATATTTTTATAAATAATAGATATATATGTATTCCTATGACAGTGAACATACCCGCCTCATCAAAAACATTGAATTTTCTATGCTTGGCAATGATGAGATAAATAATATGTCTGCATTTGGAAAAGATAGTAACGGAGTAATACAATCAGAATTATTTAATTCGATGGAACCAACAAAAGATGGATTGGTCAGCAATATTTTTGGTACAACTGATGAAATGACTGATTGTCAAACATGTGGTTTAAATTCTAAATTTTGCGTGGGTCATTTTGGTCACATAAATTTGGCGGAGCCTGTATTTCACATTGGATATTTAACTGCATATGTAAAAAAAATTTTCAGCTGCATATGTTCAAAATGTTCAGGTATTTTGATTGATAAAAATGAAGATGATATCATAGAAATATTAAAACATAAATCAAGCAAAGCAAGACTTGCGGAAGTACGTGCAGCCGTTAAAAATGTATCAATATGTCCAACATGTGGTACAATTGTACCCAATGTAAAAGTTGATATAAATAAAAAAACAAGTGCTATACATATATTATTAGAGACGACAATGTCTACTGCATCGTCAGATGATGGCGGTAATAATGTCACTACTAAAAATAAATCATCATATTTATTAAATGCTGATGCATGTTATGATATATTATCTAATATAAGTGACAAAGGATGCATAATATTGGGCTTAAATCCAATATTATGTCGTCCAGAACAGATGATTCATAAAATATTTCCTGTACCGCCGATTCAAGTTCGTCCATCAACCAAAGCAGATTTTTTATCAAGCTCAATAATGGCAAACGATTTAACGGTTCAATTAACTAATATTGTTAAAGCAAATAATCGTGTGGTTGAACATCGTGAAACTGTGACTGAAAATAATGTTGGCTACGGAAAAGATATAATAAATTTACTTCAATTTCACGTTGCGACATATTTTAATAATGAATCTAACAGCCTACCTAAAAATGAAAAAGGTCGCGATTTGCGCTCTATAACATACAGATTAAAAGGAAAAGAAGGTCGCATAAGAAGTAATTTAATGGGAAAACGTGTTGATTTTTCTGGACGTACGGTAATTACATCCGATCCAACTCTTGAATTGAATCAGATGGGTGTTCCTATAAGAATCGCGAGAACTGTTACTTTTCCAGAAATAGTAACGCCACATAATATTGAACATTTATCAAAATTAGTAAAAAAAGGTCCAAAAGAATATCCTGGTGCAAATTTTGTTTTTCCAAAACGTTCAATAATATCAGGAAATGAAGTGCAACCAATTGATTTAAGATTTGGCAAAGATTCTGTTGAATTAAAATATGGTGATATTGTTGAGAGACATTTGACGGATGGTGATTATGTATTATTGAATCGGCAACCAACATTGCATAAACAATCTATGATGGCACTTCGCATAAAAGTAATAAATAATCTCAACCTTAACACATTTAGAATACCCGTGTCAATTACGACGCCATTTAATGCTGATTTTGATGGTGATGAGATGAATATATTTTTAAGTCAATGCATACAAACACAAATTGAATTAGAAGAAATTGCTGACGTAAAAAAGCAAATAATTACACCTGCATCAAGCGTACCTATTATTGGTCTCGTACAAGATGGATTATTGGGTGCATATAATTTAACGTCTCCAACGACGAAAATTAATAAAAAAAATGCCATGAATATAATGAGTTATACATCAGCAAGTGAACTTAGTGAATTTAAAAAAAAAGATTTCTTTACTGGCAGCGAATTATTTTCTATGATAATTCCCGAAAGAATTAACATGTTAAATGAAAATAAATCAGGAATAATAATAAAAAACGGAAAATTAATAGATGGACAGTTGACAAAAAAAAATTTAAAATCGGGGGAACGAAATAATATTATACAAACAATATGGGATGAATATGGTGCCGAAGAAACAAAAACTTTTTTGGATAATATTCAAAAATTAGCGAATCATTTTAATTTGTATAATGGATTTACGATTGGTATTGACGATGCTACACCAACGCATGAAGTTCAGCAACAAATTAATAAAATATACAGCGCAAAGGATATTAAAGTTGCACAAATGATAACTGAAATTGAAAATAATCCAGATTTGGCATTAGGTGACTCATTTGAAATTGCATTACAATCAGAACTTAGTGTAACACGTGATGATATTTATAAATTAATAATATCAGATATACCTGTCACAAATAAAATTGACATCATGAGAAAATCAGGTTCAAAAGGTAATCCTGATAATATGGTGCAAATTATTGGTTGTGTTGGTTTAATTATGACTGAAGGTAAATTAGCTAAAAAAAAAGTACAAGGTAGAACATTTCCATATTTTCACGAAAATGATGATACGTCATCAGCGCGTGGATTTGTTAAACATTCATATACACAGGGGCTTAATTATACTGAATATCTTTTTGGTGCTATCTGGGGAAGAGAAGGCGCTATTGATACTTCTATTAAAACGGCAAGTTCCGGATATGCGCAACGAAAATTAATCAAAAACATGGAAGATGCAATGATTCAATATGATGGAACCGTACGGACAGCAACAAATGTTATTCTTCAATTTACATACGGAGAAATGGGTGCAGACACAATAACACAATATGAACATTCAATAAAAATGATGCATATGGGGAATGACGAAATAAAAACAAAATATGGATTTTCAAACAGTCAATTAAAAAAAATAAAAAATTATTCTGAAAAAGATAACAATGATCATATAGAAAAAATGCTCAAAATGAGAAATTTATTAAGAAATTCTCAAACAAAAAATAAGATGAATTATGCGAAAATGAATTCATCGTTTATGATTCCTGTTAATTTGCAGCGCATTATTAATAACGCAATTAATTCAACAAAAAAATCTGATGAACTTGATCCTAAATATATAGTGTCAGAAATTGAAAGAGCATTAAGTTGCGGAATTATGAAACTCGTGTGTATGTCGGAAGAAAATAAAACAAATAAACATTCTGCAAAATATAAAGATGATAAAATTATAAAAACTACTCTAAGAACTGCTATGTACGAAATATTATCACCCAAAAAATGCATAATTGATTATGAATTTGATAAAAAATCATTTGACGATGTTATCGCAAATATAATTAGCGGATTTAACAAAAATATTGTTGAGGCAGGAACAATGGTTGGTCTTATAGCTGCGCAATCTATGGGTGAATGTTTAACACAAATGACATTAAATACCTTCCACACAGCTGGTGTTTCGGCAATTGCGGCAACAACAACAGGTATGAAACGAGTTGATGAACTCACTCGTTTATCCAAAACAATTAAAACTCCTCAAATGATTTTATATTTAACAAAAGAACACATGGAAAATAAAAAAATGTCTAACAGAATTGCATCTTATATTAACCACGTAACAATTGGAAATATGAAAAATAGCATGCAAATTATATATGACCCAAATCCATTAAAAGAAAATGGATACAGAAAAAAAGATAATATTATGGACAATTTTTATAGCCAAAGTAAAAATGGATGCCAAGTTAATTTTGAAAATTTGCCTTGGTTATTCAGAATAGTTATGGATAAAGATAAAATGCTTGAGAAAGAAACAACATTGCTTGATATTAAAAGTAATTTTTGTAACTCTTGGGAAAAATGGAACAATGACCCTAAATTATTAAAAAAAGAAGAAAAAATTATTATTGAAAAAGTATCGCAATGTTCAATATCAAGTAACAGTGATAACGATGATGAGCTCGTAATACATATACGCATTGATATGATAAACGTGAACATAAATAATTTGAATGCATTTTATGACATAATTATTGATAAATTTAAGTTGAAAGGAATAGCAAATGTAAATGAAGGAATCGTCAATAAAGAGGATATTTTGGTTTTTGATAACGAAGATGAGACTGAAGAAAAGAAAACACAATATGCAATTTATACAAATGGTGTGAATCTCAATGATATTCGTTACATAGCTGGAATCGATTTGAGCAAAACAGTATGCAATGATGTGTCACATATTTATAATTTGTATGGGATTGAAGCAGCACGCAGTGCATTAATAAAAGAATTAATGGCTGCATACTCTGGACATTCAATTAATGTACAACATTTTAGTTTACTTGCTGACGTGATGACATCTAACGGATTTTTAGTATCAATTGATCGACACGGTATGACAAAATCAAGCAATGGTCCATTATCAAAAGCATCATTTGAAAATACCATGGATCATTTTATAACTGCGGCTGTATTTAATGAATCTGATAACATGAAAGGAATTTCTGCGCGCATAATGGCAGGAATGGCATTTGAAGGAGGGACCGGATTATGTAAAATATCATTGGATACCGACATGTTGGAAAAATCAGAATTTACTGACGATATTAGTCAAAAATACATTAAAACATATAACAATATCAATACATCAACAGAAATACAAGATATCATAAATAAAAATGATGATGATATGTTTATGCCAATGTAGCGACTTATTTATTATTAAATTAAAATATTATTCATAAATCAAAATATTATTTATAAATTAAAGTTTTTTTAGTTGTTCAACTGCTAATCTATTTTTTTTATTATGTTCTTCAATATTTTCTGTTTTCTCATTATTTATTGATAAATCATACAATTTTTTTATATCGCATAGCATTGGTCGTGTGTTGCCATGTAATTTTTCATATGACAACGGTGTATTATCGAATTTACTTGCCAATTTATCAATTAATTCTATTTCATCATCCGTCAATTTTGGTCCCATTGTTATAAAATTATTATTATGGTCTTCTGTCAAATAACAATCAAATACAGGTAAACGAAATAAATATCTTTCCGGAAATTTTCCTCTTCCATTAATTTCAATATCCATGCCCGCACCAACATTTTCATCATAATAGCCTTGATATACACCATTATTGTCACTCGTACCATTATTCCATAATCCTACCAATCTTCTTGTGTGATAAAATTTAATTAAGTTACATGGATTAAAACATAACGGTCCATGTGGATCATTACCTTTACGTTCACCTGTGTATGGATTCCACATTTTATTAAATTCAAAAAAATGTTCACAATTTTGGTCATAAGTTATTGGGTCCATTTTAGAATGTCTCATGGCAACATAATATGATGACGTGTTAAAATTATATTCCTCATCATATTTATGTTTTTTGTTATCCGTTACATGGATATCCTCACTATTTATATCATCTGTTACAAAATTAACACACTGTGGAGCATCTTCAATTTCAAAATCAATAAAATCAGTCATGGTTATGTGTTTTATAAATTTAAACAACGTATTTAATGATACATTATATTTTTCAATTTTTATACAAAGTAACACCAAAGGTTAACCACATATGGTGTTGGTGTTCCAAAGGTTAACCATATATGGTGTTGGTGTTCCAAAGGTTAACCACATATGGTAATACCAAAGGTTAACCACATATGGTAATACCAAAGGTTGATCATAACGGCAATTTCATTGTTTATGCATTTATACGTGAACAATATATTGTATTATTAATGTCAAAAAAATTGAAATAAAAAATATAAATCACGATTGTTAAATATACATAAACAATAAAAACTTAAACTTAACTACAGAAATGGCACAACTAACAAACACAACCGCACAAAAAACTCAACTAATGATTAAAAGCACTAAATTCAAAATACAAAAACTATCATTTTCAGATTTAGATTTTGATAATGAACGAAGTAAAGCTCAAGCAATTGCTTTTGGAAGATATCAATATAAACTTGGTTCTTCAGCAAATCTTGTTGTGAGAACTGATCCAATTGAATTAGTTCAAGGAGGAATACCTGATATAGGAGATTATGTTCCTGATGATTCTAAACGTGAATTCATCAGAGTTCCATTTGATCCATCACAACAATCATGTGTCGACTTGGGTAACATGATGAAAACAATTGATGCTAACATTATTAAGAACAAAGATAAAATTCTTGGAGAATTTGCTAAAAATTATACGTATTCTCCAATTTTTAAAGAGCCAAAAGAAGAGGATGAAATGGAAAAAGCATTACGATTAAAAGCAAGTAAAAAAGCAGGCAAAACAGATAAAAAAGAAAGTGATTATCCAAAACAAGTAAAACTACCTTCACTCAAAATTAAATTAGACATTGATTATAATACCAAGGAAGTTAAAACTGTAGTATATGATGATCCTGAACAAACACCAGATGATGATGAAAATAGTGAACCTCAATTAGTTGAGGGAATTAAAACTATTTCTGATCTGTCCGAGCACGTCAAATGGAAAGGAAAATATACATTTGTGCTGATGCTAAATAAATTATGGGCTGCAAAAACTGCAGATGATGATGGTAAAAGACATTTCGGTGTTACATTCAAACTACTTCAGGTAGGCATCAACGCAAAGCCAGTATTGTCTGGTTCTGCAAAACAAGAATTCATATCACAAGCTCTAAGAACTAAATGTATTGACAGCGATGATGAGGATGAGGATGATGTTGTCGTTGCTACAAAGACAACTCCTAAAACTGCTTCCAAAAAGAAAGCAGAATCTGATGAGGAAGATGAAGAAGAGTCGGAAGAGGAAGAAGAGTCTGAAGAAGAAGAAGACAAGAAAGCCACTTCTAAAAAAACTAGTTCGAAGAAAGAAGAGTCAGAAGAAGAAGAGGATGAATCTGAAGAAGAAGAATCTGAAGAGGAAGAAGTTGTAATCGCAACAAAGCCAAACAAAAATGGCAAACCAGGAAAGGCAACTGATAAAAAAAAACGTTAAATAAAACAAACATTTAATTTATTAATTTAACAATTTAACAATTTAGTTAACACTACGTTTATTATAAATATTTTTTATTATAAACATAAAATAATTACATGACACATAAAATATTTAGTTTATCTGATATCGATTTTAATTTTTCATACGATGGACCATATGAAGTGTTACATGACGATAAAAAAAAGAAAATGATTTATATGAAAGCGAATGATAAACCAATATTAATACAATTGCCTTCTATGTTACTAAATAATGATTATGTTGATGGTGCATGTGAATTAATTTTGCCACTCATCACTAAAAATAATTGTTTAAACAGCGAACTTAAACAAATGTTACAAACACTTGACGAAACTGTGCTTAAAACTATTAAAACAAATCTAAAACAGTGGAATTTAAAATTTACAAAACCTACATATAGATCTATTGTAAGCACTGTTGAAAATGAAGCAGATGATACGTATGCAAATGGAATCATTAGATTAAATTTTAGCAAAAATATCACAAAAATTTTTAATTACCACAAAAAACAAATCACTGAAGAAAAATATAAATCACATTTGACTAAAGGATGTTATATTAAAACTATCATTGAAGTTGCTGGTATTTTAATTGACGGAGATAATATAATGGTCAATATAATTGTGCATCAGCTGGGCGTAACATATGTTATTCCGGAACAAGTTGTCTTAGTTGAATATTCGTTTGCAGATAGTGATGACGATTGCGAATCTTCAAAAATACAAAACGATGCATTTACTTTTTTAAACACTGAAAACGATAAAAGTGATGAAAAAAGTAATGACAAAAGCAAAAGTAATGACAAGAGCAAAAGTGATGAAAAACCGCATGAACAAATAAAATTATCACACATGTTAGAACATGAATCTGACTCGGATGAGAATAATGATACAGAATAGTGATGTCAAAGGTTAACTTTTAGCATAAATATCGTTCTATAATTATCATAAAAATTGAATTTTAAAAATACACATAAATAATATAATATTTATATATAACAATAAAAGTTAACATATATTAAAACAAAATGAACATTGACAATAAAACATATTTAGTATTTGACAAATATGCTGGAAATCACAACTACAATAATTCGCTAACAGTTGACATCACAATTATTGACATATTTTCAAATCCACAATATGTACATCTAAGAAATAAAGAAGCCGTCGAAAATTCTGCTAAAATTTTTAATTCAGGTTCATATTCAATATCACCCAAATTAGATTTAAATTTTTATGATGTGAATATATTTACGACGACAAAAAATGGCATCGATTGTGTCATTACATTAATTGGTATAGATAATGATATGCTTTATGATTGCATAAAAAATAATAAAAATATTCCGGACAATGAATTTTTATTATCGCTATGTAGATTTCACATTCAATATAGTAGAGCAACATCAAAAAATAAAGTGTGTGAAAATGGAAAATCTTCATTGAATGTTGATGACGAGGACATAATTAATTTTAATGTAAAAAATATCATTAAAAATGTTATGGATAATGTTGATCATTTATCTGATCCCATTATATCAGATCCTGCATTCGTTAACATAAAGTTGTACAACTATCAAAAGCGTAATGCATATTGGGGAAACCAACATGAAAATGATGTAAATAAATTAACAATTAACATAAACGACAAAATATTTTTTGGAAAAGTTGCCTTTAATATGAATGGTACACAATTTTCATTAGAAAATAAATCAAATGATTTAGTTTTTTACGGTGGTGCTTTAATTGACGAAGTAGGATTAGGAAAAACAGTTCAAATGGCAACGATTTCATTACTAAAACCAGATTTGAATAGTGAACATTTACGTCCAGAAATAACTACAAACAGAATATGCAGTAAAGCGACATTAATAATATGTCCGAATCATTTGTGTCCACAATGGAAACGCGAATTTGATAAAATGATAAGTAGTGAACATAAAATAAACGTAATTATGATATTGACAAAAGTACATTTCGATAAATATACTTACGAAAATTTATGCGATGCTGATTTTGTAATTATATCAACAAGTTTTTTGGATAACAATGCGTTTTATAAAAATTGGCTCACAGAAATTTCAACAGTAAAAACTTATCACAAATCAATAAATTTTGATTCTGCTGCTGCTAAAAAAATATTAAATACACATGGCGAGACGCTTTATAAAACTCCCGACATGATGAAAAACACGTGTGCTAATTTAATGTTAGTTAATTGGCATAGAATTGTAGTCGATGAATTTCACGAATTATATACCGTAAAAAAATATGCACACATGATGAATATATTGCCACTATTTAAAGGTCACTATAGATGGTGTATCACGGGAACGCCTTTCGAAAAAGATAGTAACTGTCTATTAAAAATGATAGATTTTATGACAAATTATAAGAATGTTCATGGAAAATCATTATTATTGTGTGATAATTCTGTAAAATATTTGAGTGAAAATTGTTTTAGAAGAAATACCAAAGCAAGTGTCGAAGCTGAATTTAAATTGCCACCACTTGAAGAAGAAGTTGTTGCACTAAAATTCACACATACTGAAAGAATGATGTATAATTCGTATCTTGCGAATCCAAATAATTCTAAATTTAGCATATTTTTAAGACAATTATGTTGTCACCCGAAACTAGCTGATGAAATCAAAGATATGTTATCATCGTGCACGACACTTGGAGATATTGAGAAAAAAATGGTTTCCCATTATGAATCAGTTATGAAAGAATCGTATAAAAAAATAAAACATGTTATGCACCGAATGAAAATAATAAATAAAAAAATGAGAGATTTAAAAATTAAACAAGACAAACAAAAACTTAAAAAACAAGGACATGATATTGATATGAATTATCAAGTATCCGATATGGAGGATGAATCTGATCATGATGACGTAGATTCTGATTTTGAAGATGATGAAATTGATGTTAAACAATTAATGACAAATGCTAAAAATAATGTTGTGCAACATGTAAATCCAAATAATGAAATTGCTGACGATAATTTTAATAATATATTCGCTGGCGATCAACAAAAAAACATAGGAATGGAAAATTTAAAAGATGCATTGCGTGAACTTGAAACACGATTTATTCCCATTAAAAAAGAATATGACGGAAAGAAAACAACATATGATTTTTTTAGAAATGTCATCGATAGACTTAAAAAATTATCTGACAAACAAAAAAAATTAACGTCCGACAATGAATCTAATTCTGATTCTGATTCTGATTCTGATTCTGATTCTGATGATGATGCTGATGATGCATGTGGTGTATGTTTAGGAGAAATATCTGGCGATGATATGGGTGTAACTCAATGTGGTCATGTATATTGTTATTCATGCATCAAAACAATTTTATTAAAAGATTTAAAATGTCCTACATGTAGAGCACCGACAAGTGAAGAGCAAGTAACACAAATATCATATGACATCAAAAAAAAAGTAATTGTCGATCCTGACGAATTAGATAAACAAAAATTAATTGACGAAACCGGAACGAAATTAGCGAATCTGATATATTATATTAAAAATTGTGATGGACATCTTGTGATTTTTTCACAATGGGATGATTTGCTTAAAAAAATAGGTAAAGTGTTGGTAGATTATGGAATTCAAAATGTCTACTGCAAAGGTAATGTATATCAAAGAGATAAAGCTATTCGAGAATTCAATATGAACGATAATATAAAAGTAATCATGTTATCATCTGATAGTGCTGCATCTGGTATAAATTTAACGAAAGCAAAAAGAGTTGTATTTGTTGATCAAATACATGGTTCGTATGAATATAGATTTAACACACGATGGCAAGCAATAGGACGTGTGTATCGTTTAGGACAAGTTAATAACGTAAAAGTTGTACAATTTATTATTAAAGATACAATTGAAGAAGAAATTTATAACAGCAATCTCATTGAAGACACTAAATATAATTCAAATTTAAATGTGTCTGAATTAACTGAAAATAATGAAATATTTAAAAAAATAAATGATAAAATCGATGATAAAATAGATGATAAAGTCATTATTGTTAAAAAAAAAACTAAAAAAATTAAAGAAATAAATGAATTTGATTAATGTTATTTTATTATAAGTTTAAATCATACTTAAACCAAACGCAAGTAATACAATAAATGAACGCAACTAAAACTAAAGTTACCAAAACAAATGAGTTGACATTCAATAAAAAAGAATCAATGTATTACGTCATGATAGATAAATTTTTTAACACGTGTTCAGCTGAGCAAATTAACAAGATGATAGACATAATAAACGGCAATTCTGAAATTTCGTTACGTGTGTTAGATTGGGTTGTCACTAGATATGCTAAGAAAAAAATAGGTTTTAATAATGGAACTGATGATTTTTTTGATATGCACATAAGTTACAAAGCACAATTAAGATCGTATAAAAAAATATATTTTGATCCGTTCAGGAGACGCAATAAATTTAATTATCATTATGACCCAAAAAATAAACAAAATAAAATATTAACAACGTTGGGTCAATTAAATTTTTTTAAGTGGGCGACGTTAAATAATATTATTTTATTTGTAGAAAATAATTTGCAGGCAATAACAAAAGCAATGTTCGTGTCTAATAAAGAAGATAAAAAGAAAAAATTATTAAAAAGTGATAACTCGACACAATCAAATGATACCGATAAAAGTTATGACAGCGATGACGAATCATGTGATTCTGATAAAAATTCAAAAAATACTAAAAATATTATAATTAAAAAAAATCAATATATGCAGGATGATGATATTATTGATAGTGACTCATCCGTTCCAATAATTTTGCATTTTTAATTATTTATCATGACATTTTTATGCATTCATAAAATTGTTAACTATATGATTATTTATATAATCGATGCTGTGCTTTATTTTGTTGCCCCTATATTTAAGTATTTTGGGACATCGTATTGTTAAAAAACCTATAACGTCAACAACACCTATTTTTTTAGTTATACATATTTTATTTAAGGGGTCAACGTATTCTTCATCACATGCATTTTTAAATAACAGTTGTACATTTGAATATTCTTTTATCAACACACTGCATCTATCGTTATCATAATTAAGTATTTCATGATCAGCATCCGTTAATATATTTTTTATAGATTTATATTTTTTAATTAAATCAAATGATTCATTATAATTTAATTTATTGTATGATCTGATATAATCGCATCCAAACAATATGCACATGTCAACAAATTCATCCTGATTCAGTCCAAGACCTTCCAATATCTTAACTAAATCGAATTCTATAATTTTACCTTCAACAAACTTAATAGTTTTTCCACAACCGAGTGCTAACATGTCCATATCATCTGATAAACATGCAGTTATTACACCTTCTTTGTACAATTTTGCACATAATGAATCAGCTTCACCTTTAGCAACCATGAATGGCACATTTAGTGTGTCAAACATTTGTTTTACCATATGTATGTCTAATTTTGTTATATGTACGAGTGATTTTTCCAATCTTTGTTTTTCTTTTTTTAATAATTCAATGTTTACTTCACCGCCTAATTCAATATCGTCGCACACATTTTGTAATTTTATTTCTATATTTTGTTTCTTTTTTTGCCTCATGGATAAAAGACTTTGTTTTTCATTTGGTGGCTTACCATCAAATATATATAACGGAATTATACGGTGCGATAAAAACTTTATAGCCTGATTCCAAAATCCAATCATCATGTCACCGTATGAATACGAAAATTTATATGCATATAACCAAAAATCTATAGCAAGTATCGCATTTTTATTATTTTTCTTATTATGCATTAAATATATTTCTAGGTTGGCATATTCATTTATTAAATGCTTTTCGCATATAAATTTATTAAGTTTTTTTATACCCATAAATTATTCTAATAAATGTACATAATATATTATATTATGACTAACAAATAATATCACTCAATTTGTACACACGACATACGCAATGATTTTAAAATGTCGCTATGTGGCAATGCAATAAGAAAATTAATGTTATTATTTACGGTGTCATGAAATTTATTGTTGACCAAGGCGTCTTTAATAATTATAGCATAATATGTTTCGCGATTATTAAATATTATATCGTCATCCATAAATTTTAATATTTTTGTAAATTCATAAAATAGACAACCCTTTATTATAAAATATGACAATACTGATGTTGATTGACTTATTTTTTTTTTATTACACCCATATGTTTCTTTTATCATACATTCTGATTTTTTTAGATCATAATATGATATTATTTTTGCGACTTGAATCATAGTGAATGATAACTCAAGCCAAAGCAATAAATATAAATCAATTTTTGTTATGTATGATATATATGATGTATGTATCATCATTGCTACGATTTCTGTGTACGATTCATTTACATAATCAACTGAATTTGGCTCAATGCTGAAAATATTTTTAATTTCATCATCACAATCTTTAACATGGCTCCTACTAAAATTCATGTCGATGTTATAATAATGCACCAGCTCGTGGATTAATACTTTGTATATTTCTTCATTTCGCCATATTTTAATATATTGTGTTTTTAATGTTGACCCCGTGTTTATATTTACCGGGGATAAATGTTTACAATCACATTTTATTTCATCTAGTTGTTTTTTTAATTCGCTATTAAATATTATTAATTTAACGGGTCGTTTTGTTTCTACTATATTTTTCAGTGTATTTATCATATTAAAAATTAAATGCACATCAATATTATGTTTATCGTTTAAATATGTATATAAATGAATTTGCGATCCATCTTTTGATATATATTCATCGTGCACCAAATCATGATTTTCTGCATCATATTGTATATTAATAGGCATGAATGGATTATCATATAATATTTCACATAATGGATCATTTGAAAACATATAATCTAATAAATCAACTATGTACTTAATGTGCTTAATATCGTCATTATATTTTAGTTCATTATATGTAAATAAATGTTGGTACCTATTAAAAAAAACTATAAATTTATTTATATCACTAACGTGCAAAATTTCACATAATTCATCGTATTGCATATCGTTTAATTTTTTTACAATTAATTTAATTAATCTGTGCTGATACAATTTTTGAAATAATTTATAAACTACCGGATATTTTTTATTGTTTGATAATTTTGATGGATGTTTAATATGCGTAATATCGCTTTGGTTATACATCAAATGCGTTTCATTTATTATTTTTGTTATTTTATTTAAACATGCTGATTTTTCAATGGTATCTTTATATTTTAAAAATTCGTTGTTTAATAAATTATTTTTTAAAATAAATTTAATATATTTTTGAGATTCTCTTGTAATATTATATTTTTCCATATACATCAGCTTATTAAAATAATAATAAAATAATATTTATAAAAATTAAATAGAATTATGCTCATCTATGATTGGAATTATATTTGGTATCTGTTTTTGTTCGTCAAGAAAAAAACTTTTTAATTCATTTATGTTATATCTTGCAAACCAATGACATAATGCAAACACGGCGTTGCTATTTTTTTAATTGCGGGAAGTAATTTTTTGTACGAATTATGCATTTTTTTATCAGCTAATTCATTTGCATTAATCGTTAAATCGTTTATAAAAGTACATTCAGTTATGATAAACTTAAAATCATTCCACGGGAACGTTTTCATTTAAAAATACATCATTTGTTGTATCACATGTGTATGCAAATGACGGGACATCAATTTCATCAACAATATTTACGTTATCTTTACGCAATTTTATTATATATTCTTTTTTTTATTTTTTCACGAATTTTATAAAATGAATATTCCACTGAATTAATTCTATGATATGTTTTAAACATTTTTATTTTTAATTTTATTCCGTTAATTTTACATACATGAACATCACTATCACCACATTCAATAATATTAATATCGACAATATAATTATCATCCATTACAGCCAACCTAAAAAAACTATTAACGTAATCAAATACTTTTTGTTTCATTCCATTTGGAACAAAAAATATTGGCTTTGAATTAATATTAATTAATATGCTTGTCAATTTTTCTATATGATCACAATGTATGTGCGATATGCAAATTATCAATGGAGTTTGTAATATTCCTATACCAGCGTCAAGCATTAATTTATATTTATTAAACCAAAATCAAGTATGTCGCGCAGAAACTGAATTTCCACAAAATGTGATATCATTAATAGAATATTGATTTTTCTAAGCATTATACATATTTATTAAGTTGCTATAATAAATAATATCAATATTCTATTCTAAACAATAATTAATTTTTATGATAAAATTATATCGTCAATATATTTTATTTTATTTTTTAATTCTTCATTTTCAATATTTTCTATTTGAAAATGAATAATTAAATCTCCGCGCAATATATTATTTATTGGTTTGTCTATAGGTAATCCTTTATTTTTAATTATATGCATTGGGACCGTATTAATGAATCCATTAAAATCAATTGTAATAATTTCGTCATTTAAAAAATTTATTTGTAATGATCCATTTTTTGTTCCATATAAAAATTGATGTAACGAAATTGCGTAACGCATATATATATTATTATCTGAGACAGTATACATATTTTCATCAAATCGTAATTGGACTGTTATAATTATATCACTATTTTTACCATTTCCTTCATTTTTATAAGTTATTGCGTTATCAATTATGTCGGTATTATATATGGAGCATAATGACGGTATATAACATGTAAAATCAGATTTATTTGTTCGATTTATTGTAATTTTTTTATATTTATCCATATATACCTCATCAAGAGATACATATATATGTATTGATATATCTCCGTCATCTTCACTACAAATAGACGTTAAGTCTAGTGATTGTAATTCTTCGTCCATATAATTTATATCAACTATGGACATTCTATTAATAAATGTGTCATATATTTTACTAAAATTTAACATGTCGATATCTTTTTTTAATTCATTTTCATTATTATCATAAACGGAACCAACAAATTGATCAATTAAATGTCCAAAATATTTATTTTTAGAAAAATATTTTTTTACTGAATCATATATTTCAATTTGTTCTGCCATGTTCATATTATCGTACTTTTTTCTTTTATTTTCATCTGATAAAATTTCATATGCTACCTGTATGTCTCTAAATTTGGATTCTATTTGTTTTCTTTCAACATCATTATTTGAGATGTTTCTATCAGGATGCCATTTTTTTACAAGTTTATTATATGATTTTTTTATATCTGCTACTGTACTTGTTTTATTTATTTCTAATATATCATATAAATTACTCATAATTATTGTTTTTGTTAACGCGTTATGGGTTTAAATATAATTTGTTTTTTATTGCGAAACAATATAATGGACAGACAAAATCGTTTGTTAAATAATTATACAAACCATCAACAAAATAATGTTCCATTTCAAAATAATGCGTTATTACAAAATAATGTGATGTTTCGTAATTCTATGGCAAATAATAATTCTCGCCAAATAAGAACAATGAACATACTTCAACAACAATTAAAAAATATTGACCAAATCACAAATATGGAGCAGCTTGAAAATATAAATAATAATATTAATATTAGAAAAGAAGATGTTATATTTTCGGTTATCAGACCAATGAAAATCGAAAAAAATAACAGCGACGCAATTGAAATTAACAATAAATTTAACGATGCAAAAGGTAATTTTGTTGTGCAGCGAACACAATTATGGGAGGGGCGAACAAATCAACCATATAAAAACATCATGAAAAATGAAGATTATAACAAAGCATTTAAAAATGAAAAAGATCTCATTGTTCACAAAGTAACTGCTGCTGATAAAATAGAAAAAATATTATTAAAAGAACTTGAGTCACTGGAAGGTGAAATTGAAAAACATGACAGCGAATTAAAATCAATTTATTCATTATCTGAAAAAACAAAACATTTAAAAAAATTCGATTATGAACATGTTGTGAAATATGAGAGAATAAAATATGATCCTGCTGAATTTATTGACATGAAAATGGATCGCATGGATATTTTAAAAAGAGAACAAAAAAAAATAGAAGGCAATAAAAAAAAAATAGATGAAGTTTTTAATGACCTAATTAACAAAGGAATAATTGATGACGTTCAAAAAGAAATGTCGAATTATGAAAATAATGATGTTGTGAATAATGACGACATAAATATTGATGATTTTGAGAGAGAATTAAATATGCCAACCATGACTGATAAAAAATCAAACACTATTAATAAAAATGCTAATGATGATGAATATATTAAAAAACTTGAAAATGAACTTGGAATATCAAATGTGAAAAACACCGAAAATAAAAAAAGTACACAAATTAAAAATGGAGAAAATAAAAAAAGTACAAAAATTAAAACTACAATCAAAACGAGACCTAAAAATCAATCAAGTGATGAAATTATAGCGGAAGACAATAAAAAACAATCATCTGTATCGGACGAGATTAAAAATAAATATAGAAACCGACAAAAAAATAATAGATAATATTTTATTATTCACATATAAAAATATTTTATTTTTGTTTAATAATCATGAACAACTCTAGAAAATCTGACACATTTAACATACTCCACAATAATTTAAACGAATTAACAACAAGGATAACATATTTAAAAAAACTCAACGAATATAAAAAATATGATATTTATAAAAATATTAATAAATTAAATGAGCATATTGCATGCATTAATTATAACATTGATGAGGCTATCGCAAATGACATATCATGTGAATTCTATGATGATGTCATTATTTGTGGCAAAGAAACGTCCAGTATAAAAATTTCAGAATGTGAAAATCGTGTTTAATAAAATAAATATTAATTTTTAATATAATTAACACATATGTACTTTTAGTGCAGTTAATGCATATTTATTTTTGTATGACATTATTGTATAAAAATGTCAGACAGTGAAAATATAGAAAATATCGTTGATGAACATTTTGCGATACCAACTTCTAAAAATAACAATATATTGAAATTTAACGATGATGATAATGATAGTGTCGACGATAGTGATATTGATAATGATAATGACAGCAATAACGATGATGATAATGATAATGATAATGATAGCGATGACATTGTAGGAATAGATTTTGGAACGACAAATAGTTGTGTCGGTATATGGCGAAATAATAATTTTGAAGTTATACCTGACAAACATGGAAATCACACAATTCCATCAATCGTAGCATATACATCTATAACAAGATATGTCGGCAAAGAAGCTAAAAACCAGAAAGAACTTAATCCTAAAAATGTTTTTTATGAAATTAAACGTCTTATTGGAAGAAAACGTGATGATGATTGTGTTAAAAATGATTTAGAATTTATAACATACGATATAGATTCTGATAGTAATGGAAATGTAATTATTGTTCCAGAATTTACAAAAACTGATAGAGTTATGACACCTGAAGAAATTGGTTCCGTTATTTTTATGGAATTAAAACAAATGGCATGCGAATATTTAAAAAAAGAAATAACCAAAGCAATAATTTCAGTTCCTGCATATTTTAATGATTCACAAAGACAAGCAACCAAAGATGCAGCAACAATTGCGGGAATTGATTGTATTCGTATGATTAATGAACCAACTGCTGCAGCATTAGCATACGGGCTTATGAACACGTCATTGCAAAAACAAATTCAACAAAATGAACAAAATGAACAAAATGAAAAATTATCGAAAGAAATGACCGTCATAGTATATGATTTGGGAGGTGGAACACTTGATGTTTCTATGTTATCGATAGACAATGGTGTATTTGAAGTGCTTGGAACGGTGGGCAATTCACACACCGGTGGTTCTGATTTTGACAACAAAATATTAGCATATTGTCTAAAAATGTTCAAATATAATCATAAAATAGATAAATTAGCAAGCATTAGTACTTTATCGATGCAACAATTAAGAAAAGCATGTGAAAATGCAAAAAAAATATTATCAATTAATCCAAAAATAACAATATCCGTAAAAAATTTTCATGACGGCAAACATTTAATAGTAAAAATTACGCGCGAGAAATTTAATGAATTATGTAGAGACCTTTTAATATTTTGTTTAAAATCACTTGACGACATTATGCGTTCTACCGGAAAACAAAAAGAAGATATCGATGAAATTATTTTGGTTGGTGGGATGACTCGTGTTCCAGCAATTTATGATAATATTAAAAAATTTTTTTTAGGAAAAGAACCAAATTGTTCAATAAATCCAGACGAAGCCATAACAATGGGTGCAGCAATTCAAGGATATATTATTTCACATCGTGATGATCCATTTTCAGATTTTATTACATTGCTTGACATAGTTCCTTTATCATTCGGTGTTGAGACAATTGACGGCGTTATGAATAAATTAATACCGAGAAATTCAATAATACCAATAACGCGCAAAAGACGCTACACAACGGATACAGATGATGTAACATCCGTTAAAATTAAAGTATATGAAGGTGAAAGAGAAATGACAAAAGACAATTTTTGCGTTGGAGAATTTCTTTTGGATGGACTTGATTCTGCGCCTAGAGGACACGCAAAAATTGATGTCAAATTCAAAATTGACGTAAATGGAATAATCACAGTGTTCGCAGAAGATGTCAAAAATCCAGAAAATAAACAATCTGTTACGATAACTGGAAATAAAGGAAGACTTACGCAAGATGAAATTAAACATCTCGTAGGAGAATCAAAAGAACATGAAAAAAAAGATAAAATTGAACGTGAACAAAAACAAAATTATTATGAAATAGATGATTTATGTAGCAATATTATTTTAAATTTAAATGACGAAGAATTTAAATTAAGAGAATCTGATAAAAAAATGATAAGTGAAGAAATAACAAGCATATCTTTGTGGTTAAAAGAAAAAAAATTTAGCGACAGAAATAAAAATGAATATGTCCGCGTTATCAAAAAAATACGAAAAAAATACGCAACATTGATATTAAAAGTAAATAACACGGATGAATTAAAAAATAAAATTAAATCAGTAAATGTCAACGCTGCATCATCTACTACTATTTACGGTGACGATGATGATGATAATGATAATGCTAACGAAGATTTTGAAAAAATTGAGGATGAATATATGGGAATTGAATTATTGTCAGACGTCGATAAACAAGAAATCAAACATATGAGAAATGATTTTATGGAATTATGTGAGAATATCAATGATGTTATTGGAAGTGATGTTAATAAAATGGATGAAGAACATAATAATGAATTACGCGATTTTATTGATGACGCAATGTTATGGATACATGTCCAGGACAAACTTACAAAGAATAATATTAAACAAAAAATTGATGATATTAATGAAGCGTGTGATAAAATGATTGCAGAATATGACGAAAAAAAAAAAGATATTTTTAAAATTAATGAAATTAAAGAAAAAATTACATGTCCGAGACACGAATTAGAACAATTATGTTATGCACTTAAGAGCAGCATAATGTCAAACATGTTCTCTTTGCCAGATGATAAAATTTCATCATTAAGTATAAAAATAAATGATATAACAGCATGGCTTAATGTAGAATTATCTGACGACGATGTTATTTGTGATGATGAATATGTACAAAAAATTAATGAACTAAATGACGAATGTAACGATATGTATCAAAATATGGTCAACATTAACATCGCTTCCAACAATATATTGCCGGAAAATGATAATGCAGGTGGAACCAATATTTCGGACATAATTAAAAAAAAACAAAACGATAATGTAATCGTTATGCCAAATGTTGATTAATATGATTTATGTTATTAAATTTTGTGATATTATTTTATAATTTATTGATATTTCTTGCATTATTTTATATATTTCTATATTTTTTTTATTAACGTTTTCAAGTTGTTCACATAATTTATCCTCGGCTATATTTATTTGTTCAACTATTTTTTTTATTTCACTTATCTTATTCATATTTTCGTTATTCATTGATAATAATGATTTTTCATTTTCCATAACCGTTAATAGTATTCAAAAACAAAATTATTTTTGATTATTAAGATGCACCATATTCAAAAACAAAATTATTTTTGATTATTAAGATGCACCATATTCAAAAACAAAATTATTTTTGATTATTAAGATGCACCATCAAAATTATTTTCAGAATTTTCAGAATTTTCAAAATTTGCAATTATTTCACTTAACGTTACGTTTGACATATTTCCACCTGACATTTTTGATCGTATATCATCAACTTGCGTATCATCAACTTGCGTATCATCAGTTCGTACATCATCAACTTGAGTATCAACAACTTGAGCGTCAACAACTTGAGTATTATCAGTTTGTGTGTTGCTGGTTTGTACATCATTAGTATTCGTATTACTAGTTTGTGTGTTGTTAGTTTGTGTATTGCTAGTTTGTGTGTTGTTAGTTTGTGTATCATCAACATCATGTATATCATTAACATCAGATGTACCTGGCGCAGGCAATGAAAAATTATCACTCGTAATTTCACCATCATCTGTATCATTGCTGTGACTATCGTTATTTTGATTATTTTGAATATTTTGAATTTGTAACGTATTTATTTTATTTATTAAAATGTGAACATTGTCATTTTGACTGGATACCATAGAATCTAATTTATTAAGTTTATCATTAATATCGTTCCTAATTAATTTTATTTTTTTAATATTGTTAATTGTTAAATTTACGTGCCTCATGTTTTTTTCTACTTGGTTTTTAGTATAAATAGTCATCCTATAAACTATTCCAACCGTATAATTTAATAATTTTTTTTTAATATCGTCAGTTATATTTTTATTTCTACTTGCGGACGTTATAATTTTCAATGTGTGGTTTAATAAACTAAAATTAAAGATTTTAAGTGACACAATGCAATCATTTTTATTATTTTCATCCAAATCATCAAATATATTACTCGACTCGTGCATATATAACAAATTATTTAATTTAATAAGTGTATCTAAATTGCCCATAAACGGTGATTTTATATGATCATGTATTATTATACCGTCTTCGTTTTTTATGCACACAAATGTGTTTATAGCTGATATTGAGGTATCAAAAGAAACATTACATAGGCATTCAGTGCTGACAATATATTTAATAAGTTGCAATATAGAAAAACATCCGATACTTGTATTTTGTTTATCGTTTGAAAAAAAATTAAATAATTTATTTTCGTCATCGTAACGAACTAAAAAATTATCGTTGCTGTTTAATATTTGATTATGATATTCAATATTGTTCACAGTCACGTGTTTATCAGGTATGTCCATTTTAGATGCATCAATTTTAGAAATATCTTTTTCATTATCACCATGAGTTAAATCTTCTGATTGTTTTTTAAATATCAAACTGTTTTGATTTGCCTTTTGGTTCAGCATGCTAATAATTGTTATCATGAAAATAAAATTTATTTTAAATCTTATAGTTTAATGTATTTTGTGGAAACACATTAAAATTCAAAAAATATTTTTAAGTTTAAGCAAAAGCTTTATTTTAAGCGACAGCTTCATTTGCTTTCAATTTGTGGAGATCATTGTTGAAATTATAAGTAATTTGTTTCATGCTATCACCGCTACCAACACTCACAATCATAGGTGTCTCAAGTTTCACTCGTTTACCACGATAGTTGTGTGTCTTTCGCTTGCTGCCACGAGTGCACTCAATGATAGAAAATGAAATTTCATCTTCAATTTTGTGCGTCTTTACAAGAGAAGTTAGTGCCTTGTTCGCAGCCTGTTTTGGCTTGCTGCCAGAAAAACGACCAAACACCACTTCTTCGTATACACATTTAAAATGGCGTTGTGTGCTCTTCTTACCATAAACAACTTGTTCATCATCATCACCATCTTCCTCAACTTTAGCTGCCTTTTTAATGACAACCTTAGCTGCTTTCTTAGCTACCTTCTTAGCAGGCTTAGCCACCTTTTTAACAGCCTTAACCGCCTCATCAGCCTTAACCGCCTCATCAGCCTTAACCGCCTTATCAGCCTTCTTAGCCTTAGTTGCCTTAGTTGCCTTAGTTGCCTTAGTTGCCTTAGTTGCATTGGTCGTTTCAACATCATCTTCAACCACGGCATCCTCAATAACCTTCGCTTTGGTTGCCTTTGCCTTTGTTGGTTTAATTGTTTCAGCCTCAACAACTTCCTCGGTGACCTTTTTTGATGCTTTCTTTGCAACCTTCTTTACTGGTTCTGCAACCTCCACTTCGTCAGCAATTTTTTTTGTTTCTTCTTTTGTCTTTTTAACCATTTGTTATACTTATAGTATTAATCGTAAATTATTTTTTGTGAATTAAACGAACACAAATTAATGATAACATAAAAATACGCATATATTTTTAGTTGCTATACTATTTTTTTATATTTATAATTTTTTTAAGAAAACAATAAAATTGTGACACTATAATGCGATGAAAAATTATGACACTATAAATTTATTTTTATACTTCACGGTAAGATACATGCATTAATATATTATTATATGTTATTATATTAAAATGGTCGACGTAACTATAAGAGATTATCACGTAAATTTAATCAAAATACAATATAAAGATATAGCAAATTTACTTTTAAATTTTTCAAAACACATCGATAGATGCTTAAGTATAAACATAATAACAGTGCAAGAAAGAAATACGCACATGAAATCTCTCAACGATTTAACGAGAAGCTTAAACTCAGTGTACAATGTATACATATCTAAATTATGTGATGAAAGTCATGAAAATTTTATTGATGACAATTATGACATCAAATTATGTGAAACGTTTGGCATAGAATGTAATGATGAAACCAAAATATTTAAACAAATTACTGAGATAGTTAACACATGGAACAATAATAATTTAATCAAAACATCGGACGATCCTAAATTATCATGCATATATAAATTAAGACCGTTTAATACTTTTCCTGAAATTTATTCTCAACTTTATACATTGAGTGAATCGGTTGGATTTTATACAACAAATGATGCAATGACAATTATTTCTCAGCACTCAAATATATCATTCGGTGACAATAAAATAAATTTTATCAATGCTATGAATTCAATATTCATTCCGATAAAATATTACGCCACAGATGAATCAAACACAAATGAGTTAAATGAATTATATTTTCGAAAATGTAATATGGATGTTGATATTTTGCTCGACAACATATGTGAACTTGTTATAGATAACCGCTTTGTTCTTAAAGGATATTTTAATATTGATTCATTAAACATTATGCCACGTACATCACAAATAGCAAATACATACATATTTGATAAATTAAAAGAATTTGAAGAGGCGCTTGATGAAATAAAATATATTAATATTCGTTTTAAAAGAGTGTATATTAAAAATTTGTCAATATGTGATATTTTTTCTCATGACGTAAAAAATTTTATTACAAAGGTAGAAGAAGATTATGAACAATATGGAAAATTAATAAAAACATTGTCGTTTCGTAACCTAATGACTGAATTTTCAAAAGATTGCAACGACAGTTTACTTAATATGTACACTATTATTAAATTATTGCTACTTGGTTCCGAAGATTGCATTAATTTTGCCGGTCTATTATTTGGTTTAACAAAAGATAAAAAAATAGGAAGTGATATTATTTCGGATGTTATCTATCGAAATCTTAGTTTTAATTCGCAGACAAAATTAAAAAAATCGTCCAACAGCATCAAAAATGAAATTGAAAAATTAAAATCATTGTCGTCTGAAGATATCGATATTAAAAAACAACTTGCACTGTGCAAATATATGCCCACAAATGTTAAAAAACTATGTCTAGAAAAAATAGAAGAAATGAAATCAGGCACAAGCGAATATTACAAACAATTCACATATGTTAAAATGTTGATGAGTTTCCCATGGACGTCAGAACATGATGATTCGCAATTTTCAGACATTAAAAATGACATCGCTAAAAGCAAAGAATTTTTAGAAACATCTAAACAATCATTAAATGATGCGGTTTTTGGACACGATGAATGCAAATCATCTATACAAGAAATGATTGCGACATGGATCAGCAATCCTCAAAGTGCAGGTAAAGCCATCGGTTTATGGGGTCCACCTGGCGTTGGTAAAACTATGATTGCTAAAAGTTTAGGAAAGGCACTAAACTTACCATTCGCACAAATAATTTTAAGTGGACAGGATGATGGAAATGTTTTATGCGGTCATTCGTATACATACAGTGCTGCACAGCCAGGACTAATATTAAAAAAAATAATTGAGGCTGGAAGTTCGCGGTGTGTGTTGTATTTTGATGAATTAGATAAAGCGTGCAAAAAACATGACTCCAACGAAATATTCAATTTATTAATTCATCTTACTGACCAAAATACGAATCATGAATATAATGATAGATTTTTTCAAGAAATTAACTTTCCCCTTAACAAAATTCTATTTGTGTTTTCATATAATGACCCTGGACTCATTGATAAAATTTTACGAGACAGATTACATGAGATTGAAGTTAAATCATATTCTACCATGGATAAATTAACAATTACAAATAAATTTTTAATTAATGAAATATGCAACAATATTGGACTTAATAGAAATGATTATGATATTGATGATGAAGCCATTGAATATTTAGTTGAAAATTATACACATGAAAGTGGAGTCCGCGATTTAAAACGAAAAATAGAATCATTATTTTCAAAACTCAATATTGATAGATATTACGAAAAAGGAGAATTTGCTAAAAAACGCGGTGAAAATAATAAAATTAAAATTTCCATTGACCTAATTAATGAATATCTCAAAAAACCAAAAATGAATATAAAAATGACACACCCAAATAATGAAATTGGAGTTGTCAGCGGATTATATGCCACAACTCTCGGACATGGTGGCATTATCCCCATCATGATTAATAAAAATTATACAGGCACACATGGTAATTTTGTTCTTAAAATCACTGGTAACCAAGGAAAAGTTATGAAGGAATCTGTCCGTTATGCTTATATTACTGCAGTTAACCTCGTAAAAGAAGAATTTATTAACGAATTCTTCTCAACGCACCCATATGGTTTACATATTCACAATCCTGAAGGCGCAACTCCAAAAGATGGTCCAAGTGCCGGGTCCGCTTTTACAGTCGCGTTCTTATCAATCATACTTAACAAAAAAATTCGAAATACATGTGCATTAACAGGAGAAATTGAACCGACTGGTAATATTACTGCTATCGGAGGTCTTCAATATAAGTTAATCGGTGCAAAACGTGCAGGTATCAAAACAGTATTCGTACCTCACGAAAACACTGAGGACCTCGACGAAATAAAAAAAAATAATGACAAAATATTAAAGGATGATTTCAAAGCAATTATTGTCAAAGATATTTTCGATTTAGCAAAACAAATATTGATTGATGATGAGTCAAATATTGATGCACAATTTGACACATCAAAATATCTTAAAAAATAATTAAATTAGTTCGTGAGTAAACATAATTAATATGTTTACCCATTAAACATAATATCTAAAATAACCAAGTCCATCCATTCGTGATCCATATGAAGGTTCTAAGTATACGCGTATCAATGTTGATTCATCAAACAATGGTAATTCATCATCTGCGTCAATATTATGTTTTTCCATCAAAATATTTTCAATTGTTTTACATCATTATGTCTAACACGCTTAACGTAATGTTCATATGTCATTAATTTATCATCAAAATTATTATGTTTCCGTTTTTGCATTTGTATTATATATATTCACATTATTTAAATACAAATATAGATGTTTAAATAAAATTTGAAATTATAACCATCATAAAATAAACATTAAACTAACATAAATAATATAATTAATAATGGAAAATATAAAAAACATTCAATTATCGGTAACTGAATATAAAAAAGGCGAAATAGTAAAACATTTTAAAAACAACAAATGGATTAAAGCAATTGTCGTCGAAGTACATATTGAAGATGATGAACCGTTTTATGTAATAAATTTAGATATAACTCAAAAAACATCACATAGAGAAAAACATACAATCGGAAGCAGATTGCGAAAAATAAATAAAAAATATAAAATAAAATAAAATAATATTTTCATATGTTGCCAACAGATAATCCTAAAATTATTGAACTAACTATCACGAACATTGTTTTATTAAAATATACAGCACTACTACATAAATAATAATAAAAAAATAAAACCTCAAATATATATGATAATCTAATTAAGTTATCTATATTCGACATCCGTAATAATCCCCACATCAATATGCACGTCATTAAGTAACATCTATCTACATTATACGCATCCACAAACATATTTAGATGTATTCTATTTAATGGAGACACATTCAATGCAATAGAAGAAGCACATAGTATATCATATATACCGTTGATCATAAATATCGTTTTTCCAAAAATAAACATAACGTTTTTATAATATAGTAACGTCATTTTATTAAATTAATGTTTAAAAAACATCATGAAATATTATTTTAGTTGATAAAAAATTGAAATAAGTGATATATTGAATATCCCATTCATTACTTTTATGTATTACTTCATACATTGCATACAACAACCGCTCAAAATGTCATTCACGCCAACAAAACCAAAAAATCCACGGTACGACGAGTCCAATGGTTCACTTCCATTTCTTGGTCAACCTCAAGTCTTTGGTCAAGACCCATTCTATGGTCATCCTCAAGGCGTGTTCGTCGGTCAACCTCAAGGCGTGTTCGTCGGTCAACCTCAAGGCGTGTTCGTCGATTATGGTCAACAACCTTCACCAACACCTTCTTCTTTTCGCGGTTGCAGTCATGTTTTCAACATCGAATCTGGACAACAGCTTCCGTTAAGGTGCACGCCAAATGGCGATGCATATGTTGATATTTGTGGCAATCTTTACCCCATTCAACTTGACACGCGCAACAATTCAACGTTTTATGTCAACCCGTGCAATGGTTCCAAAGAATTTGTGCGCCCTCTGAAACCAACATCTTCATCTTCATCTTCATCTTCATCTTATTCGCCATTTACATTTGGCGGTGGCGGTGGCGTCGGCGGTGGTGGTGGTGGCAGCAGTGGCGGAATTCAAGACAGGATGCCGCATGTTCGGAATTAAAAATGGTGCATTGTGCATTCTCAATTATTTTATCATATTTGATTTGCCGAATGCAATAACTATACATATAATTTAAGTTCTTATGTTGGTCGTCTAATCTAAACGAAAACATTATATTTTTTGATATTTATCAGTTTTTTAATTTATTTTCTCATTTTTACAAATTAATTATCAGAATATTATGCAGTTCGTTTAAATATATGTCATTTAATTGCTCTATCACACAGTTCGCCAAATTATATATCATTTAAGTTCTTCTATGGGTCGCCCAGTTTAAATAAAAAATCATAAAATTTTGATATTTATTTGTTTTTTTTTAATTTATTTTCTTATTTTTATAAATTAATTATTAGAATATTATTTGTTATTTTTAATATTTATCTGTTTTTGTTTTATTATTAATTATTCTATTATACAGTTTGTTCAAATATGTATCGTTTAATTGCTCTATCGTATAATTCGCCAAATTATATATCATTTAAGTTCTTCTATGGGTCGCCCAGTTTAAATAAAAAATCATAAAATTTTGATATTTATTTGTTTTTTAATTTATTTTCTCATTTTTATAAATTAATTATCAGAATATCAGTTGTTATGTTATATGTATTGTCTATGTTTTAATTAATCTTTCATGACGTGTTACTTTATATATTTAGTCATATTTATGAACAAAATTATTCAACGTAGTGTATTATTCGTTAATATATCATCGCATAAATGAAAAGATAAAAATTGAAATATTGATAATATTGCATTTCCTAATTATGTTTCAGGTTATTATACTTGCCGCTATCCACAACAGAACTAAAATGGCATCTTTATTTGATCGTGGAGATCAAGAATTTCAAAAACGATTTAATTCTTTTCTCAGTTCATGGACATATAGTGATTTTGAAGAACGAATGCGCGACGTAAACCGTGACGGAAAAAAACATGGACATTATGCTTGGTATGTATATCCTACGGAACTTGAAGGACGCAATCAACCGACCCACAAATTTGGAAAGGTTACCATGGATGGGGAGATGCTATACTCACTTTTTGGAAACAACAGCGCAAACATAGCACTTCCTCTCGAAAGATGGATGTTATTTCTTGAGCACATTATTGCTTTGTGTGAATGGTGGAACGCGCGAGGACAGCGAATTGCGCTCAAACATATTTTTCCTCAACAAGATCATGGAAGAATTGAGCATTTTTTCACGAACATTCACAAGATGGAGAACAATTTGATACCTTGCATTTACAGTGCGGATATGGTATCAAAATTAGACAGGCTCGTCAGCATTGTACAATCTCTTGAATTTCATTTTGTGAACTAATGTGTTATCCAATCTCTGGTATAGCATTGTGATTTTATTTATCGGCGCGAAGTAGTCTCATGAGTTCATATTTTTGTGCGTTAACATAAGTCAATATTTCAGTAAGCGTATCGTCAATATCTTTTTTTTCATTAGTAAATTGTTCATCATTCTCCTTATAAGTCATATCATCACGAATTTTTTTAACAATTTGTCTTAACACATCGGTATATTCATTTATTCTACCAATAAATGCAACTCTATTAAGATCTATATATTTTTTATTTCCAGAATTTAATAATACATCCTTATATGCATCTTCTGAAATCCATTGCATATTTTCCCCATTACAATCCTCTTCATTAATGACGATGGAAGAAGCATTTAAACATAAATTACCTCTTTTTGACGAATAAAATGTGTTTTGTGCTAACTTAATTATTTGTTTTATTTTAATAAGCAACTCAATACGTCTCCTATAATAATTAACAATTTTAGCACACATCGCTTGCTTATTTATTTGTTCATTATTGTTCTCGTCGTGTATAAAACCCATAGAAGCATCTTTAAAGTTGGGTAATTTTGTTAATCTATCATAATAAAATATAGCAACATTTGAACAAAATTCCGATGCATCTTGTGGTTCAACGTTAGAACACTCATCTGAATCACAATAATGAAAATAATTTTGCATTATGTTATCGATAGTGCTCATTATATTAGTTTGTGTTTTTTGTTGTTTTTTATATTGCGACTCAATGATGTTACCCATTATAATAACGTTTTACATATTTTTTAATAAAAATAAATTATACAGTATACATAAATATAATATGAGCTTATCAAAAGACGCTAAATGTATTGACATTTATTTTAAAAGTATTGGCGATAACATAAAACAATCGGCAGAAGATATAGAAAAATCAGTGGTTTCAGATATGAATAATATGAATGCATTATCATTTGGACATATAATATCGACAATAATAAAAAAAATAAAAAAAGCACCAGATTTAGTGTATGACTATGTGCATAATTTTATTAAACAAAAATGGACTCAATATATTAATTATATAATGATGGGATTTTCAATGTCAGCGTGTTGTTTATGCATACCTTATATTTTATGTGGAGTAATTATTATGACGTTAATTAATATGATAAGTAAAACGGACAGTAATAATAATTCAAATAATGATATACTTGACAGCACCTAATAATAAAATTTTAATTAAAATCATGTTCATCGTCATTAATATATGTATATATAAATAATAAAGTGTAACTTAATATAATGGGGAAAAAACATAAAACTGCACATGCAAAAAAATCCAGCAATAAATCTAGTAATAATAAATCCAGCAATAAAATTAAAATATTTTCTAGTAATAAAAAATCTAGTAATCAAAAATCTAGTAATAAAAAATCCAGCAATAAATCCAGCAATAAATCCAGCAATAATTCCAGCAATAAATCTAGTAATCAAAAATCTAGTAATCAAAAATCTAGTAATCAAAAATCTAGCAATAAAAAATCTAGCAATAAATTGAAAAAATGCAATGATGTCATTCAAAAAATGGGCAATGGATTAAAAACAAATATAACAAATTTTGAGAAAGTTTCAGAAAAATCATTATCGTCAGTGGGAGAGTATATATCAAAAGAGAGCGAAAAAGGATTAAAAGTAATCGAAAAAGATATGGAAAAAATATATAAAAAATTAGACAACGTGGCTGAATCAACATTTGGTAGCACAATTGATAAAGTAAAAAAAGTTTTTCATAATTACTTAAATAAAATAATGTTACTGGGAAGTTCATCATTATTATGCATGTGTTGTCCATACATTGTACTTATAATAATAGTAATGATGATTTTTAAATTATTGTCTAATATCGATGCTTCTAGTGATGCTTCTAGTGATGCTTCTAGTGATAATGTGCCATCATTACCACTAAACGGCACACAATTAAGTAATACATCACAACTAAACGGCACACAATTAAGTAATACATCACAACTAAACGGCACACAATTAAGTAATACATCACCCGGCAGTAATATGTCACCCGGCAGTAATATGTCACCCGGCAGTAATATGTCACCATCACAATCACAATCACCATCACCATCAGGATTCAATTAATGCCAATAAATATTATCGACATTGTAATGATTTATTAATATTAGGCGATATTTTTTGTTGCATTAATTTATTTACAATGTTTGAACTGTGTGATATATTTAATTCTTGAGATACATAACTAATATTATCATTGAGTTGTCCAACAATATCTAAATATTCATCAATATCAGTGACAGAATTAATTTCATATTTTGTAAGATATTGTCGCAAATTTTTAAAATATTCATTATCGTCACATAATTCGAGATCATCTGCATCATAATTATCATCCAATAAATATTCTTCACAAATTTCAAACTCTAAATTTTCATCAATTAAATTTTGCTTATTTTCATTATCGTGTCCATTATTATTTATGATGCCAAATTTTTTTTGCTTGTCAAGTATTATTTGAGGTATTTTCATTTCTTTTTTCTTTTGTTCCATGATATCGAAAACTTTATTTGTTTTTTCATCACTTACCAATATGTCAACGTGATGTTTTATTTTACTCAATGTTTTGTCAATTGTGACACTAGACACATTAAATTTTTCTGCAATAAATTTTTTATCAAATTGATGCATTTTATTAATATCAGTCATCAATAAAATGCTACCAACTGCAATAGAAAATGGTATATGCTTTGATGCCATATTTAATCTTTTTATATTTTTTGCTATTTTTATTGTTTGTGATATGAATGGTTCTCTTATTTTAAGATCGTCACAAAATCGTTTAATAAAATGTTCTGCCAAACTAATTCCTTTTGACATGGATATTTTTTTTATATTGCTTAATTTAGTGAACATTTTGCACCCATTTGTCATCTTAACGTGTTTCATTTCAAACATTTCCGCAATTTCTTTTGGACTTCGTGTTATACCTTTATTACGACATGCATTAAAAATACAAGCAGCTATAAGACTTATTCTATTCGAACCTCTTATAATAATAAATTTGCCTTTATTTTTACCTTTTACGTGTCTGCAATCACTAAGTGTCTTATACATAATTTGAGCATCTATTTCAACACATCTAATGATTCCATTTTTTTCACATATTTTTTTAATCATTTTATACACAACATTTAAACTTCTTTCTCTGTACGGCATAATACTCCAATTTTGTATGGTTTTTAATCTGTTGCTGCCTCCTCTAATTGTTGTGCTCAAAGATGATTGTGGTAATAATTCATTGCACGTAATACCATTACCACCAACATTATCAGATTTATTTTCGTCGTCAAAACACGTCCATCCTGCAGAATTGTCAATAATTTCGCCAAACACAGTACCACAATCAGAACAAACACAATTACCTGATTTTGTATCATCAGATAGATATATATCAGTGCCACATTTTGAACAATTTTTATTTTTATTTATATTTATTTCGTCATTTTTTTCACCATCGAAATCAAAAAGATCATTAATTTCATGACATGTCAGAAAATTTATGTCATCATACGCGTCATCATCATACAAATGACTATTATTGGCGATCATTTATTTTGTTAATAAAATAACATATATAACGTTATAATTATGATAAATTATCAATTTTTATGCGAATAAATAAAAATTGATAATTTAAATGACATAAAATAAATTACGATTAGAAACAAAAACAAGATAATAATTATTGATGCTCACAATAAAAACATACCAAAACAAAGATGTTAAAAAAATGGAAAAGGGTGATGAATATTTTCAAAACATTGAACCCACATGGAAAAACCAAATAATTGGTGAGCTGTTAAAAATCCAAAAATAAAATCAATCACTGACAAATTTGATGAAGACCTCGACGATGAAGCTACAATATTACCATATCCTAAATATATATTTTATGCGTTACAATTAACCCCATACAATGACGTTAAAGTTGTTTTCATTGGACAAGATCCATATCATGGCGTAGAAATACACAACATTAAAAATAATAAATTTGTTGTCCCACAAGGAATGTGTGCTGCATTTTCTGTCGTCGCTGGAATTAAAATACCACCATCATTAAAAAATATGTTAAATAATCAATTAAAATTTGGTCACATTGATGAACTTCCAAATCATGGCAATTTAGAAAGTTGGTGTAAACAAGGTTGTTTAATGTTAAATACAGCATTGACTGTGAGATACAAAGAACCAAATTGTCACGCCAAAATATGGGCATGGTTTACGGATGATATAATAAAACATTTGTCGGACACAAAAGAAAATTTAGTGTTCGTATTGTGGGGAAATCCTGCCCTAGGAAAAAAAAATTAATTGACGAGACAAAACATACATTAATAATATCGTCACATCCATCTGGTTTATCAGCACATACAAAACTAAAATCATATCCGTCATTTAATGAAAATGACCATTTTAAACAAATTAATGATGCATTAATTAAAAATAAAAGTGATGCGATAAATTGGAAACTTGATGATATCTAAAAAATAACTTAAGCAAATATATAGATACCCGTCGAAAATACACACGATAAGATTAATAAAGCAGAACATATAAATGATAAATCATATAGTGGATTTTATTCTTTTTTTTATCATCTGGATTAATTTCGATTTTAAAACTGCATGGTATTTTAATATATTAACGAATATTGTCACCAACAATATTGAAACTAGCATATTTCATGCAATAAGATTAATATTTTTAAATAAAAGTATAATGGCATGGAATGTTGATGGATTTCTATCAGCGTATATGTTATTTACAACTCATACAACATATGACATGACATATGTTATCGTCAAATCGTTTATGCCAAATGAAGATTTAACAATATTTGACGCATATAGATACATATTTCGCGAACCCATTATTATAACTAACGTATATTTATTTTGTTGCATGTTAATTTATTTTACGAGCAATATTAATTATTTAATTTTATCTGTTGTAAAAATTTGTTATGAAATTAATAAAACAAAAATTAAAAAATTATATTGTGATTTATGCAAAAAAATTAATGAAAACCAATTAGCTAAGTCATACTATGAATTTCCATTACAAATTTATAAAAATATGAAATCATTTATTTCTTGTTTTTCTGTATATAATTATTCAATAATTGTCACAATTGACAACGTTGTGAACGATATTTATCAAACCATAACAAAAATGGCATGCGATTATATACTTCAAACGTTATCACCAACAAAAGAACACGCCAAATATAATACAATTGATGAATTACGTGACTTGAGATCAAATAATATTACAATTGATAGTGATAGTAATAATAGTGATAGTAATGATGTTTTTGGTAATATTCGTGACAGTAATTATGTTCGTAATGATGAACGTGATGATTGTAATGATGTTTGTGATGATGTTCATGATTGTAATAGTGATAATGCATTTGAATTATTTTTTAATACATTTGCGCCTAAAAATAATAACAAATGTAAGATTGAGGATACAAATATTCGTGATTCCGATTCATCAAATGACGCGGATATTATTAGCAATATGGATTTCGAATAGCATGATTGTTATTAATATTTGTATCAATATATAATCATGGTATTGAACGACATAATTATGGAATATCAAACATATTAATGATGTTGTGCAATAATCCAAAATTAATATGTCTAGTGCATTTTATATTATAGTTTTTCAGAATTAATCAATATATTGATTACTCAATTTATGCATAAATGCGATTGCGAAAAAATATGTGATTATGCATTCTTAGTTCCTAACATATTTGTGTTAGGTTATTTTATAATATACATGTTTGGTAGCCTTGAGCACATATTTTATCAATGTTTGTAATTTTATATAATAATGATAAGTCAAATTATAGTACATGTTATGAATTTTTTATTTATAATAAAATAAAATTATACATACAAAATATATGCACAACATATTTACATAAAATAAATAAAAATGTTTATTATAAAAAAAATAATAAATATGTGCATACCTAAAATTGATTATATTGATGACTTAACAAATACAATTATATCGTCACTAGATAAACAATTTTCGAAGAGAATATTAAAACCTTTTTATCTTATTTTTTATCTTGTTTTAAAAAGTTTCTTAATTGAACATAAAAGAATGCATAAATATGATTATTCGTTAATTAAACGCACAAAAATGATTAAACATATAATACAATATAATATAATATAGGCACAAAATATGCAAATATTACATTGTTTTACTACTAACAATATAATAAAAATACATAAAAATTTGATTTTTATAAAATATACGTATGTATAAGAGAAATATGGTAACAAAAGATATGAATTCCAAAACAAATAAGAAACAAAATGTTAGCGCAAAGAGTACATCATCAAAAGGTGACATGGTTGTTAAAAATTATGATAATGAGCCAAATAATTTAAGTGTTGACGATCTGTATTCTTTTACTGACTTGTATTTTAACCGAACAGGCATAATGTATAGTCATTTATATAATTCATTTAATAAATTTTTGGATGAAACTGTAAAAAATATATTAGAAACAGGTGAACACAAATTTTTAGAGAAAGTAACAAAAACAAAAATTATAAAATACTATTTTAAATTTAGCAACATAGCTATACGTCCTTGTTTAATGCCTGATGGTGACGAATTAATGTTTCCATCGGATGCACGAACTAAAAATTTAACATATGGTGCAAAAATATTAGCAACCGTAACACAAATACAAGAAATAAAAAATATAGCAACAGATGAAGTAACTATAAACATTGTTGGTGAACCAGAAAATGAAATACCCATAGTAAATAGTCTTCCTATAATGTTAAAATCAAAATTTTGTTCGCTGAACATTAAAAAAGGTTTTAATAATGAAGAATGCGATTATGACCCCGGAGGATATTTTATTTTAAAAGGATCCGAAAAAGTTGTAATTCCACAAGAACGAATATGTGATAACAAACCATTGGTATTCATGAAAAAAGAGTCGGGACAAGATTTTTATGCGGTACAAACACATTCAAAATCACCAAAAATATATAATGTACAAATTGTTTCGATAAAAATGAGAAAAGATGGTACAATGATGTTAAAAGTTCCTATACTTAGTGAAGTTCCTGTATTTATTGTGATGAGAGCGCTTGGAATTGAATCGAGCAGAGATATAATAAATTATACAACATATGATGAAAATAATATCAGCATGAATGATGTCATAAAAAAATCGTTAGATAATGCAGTCGATAATAATGGAGTAAAAATTCAAACTCAGGAGGCAGCAATTGAATATCTAATAACAAAAATAAAAGTTGTCAAAAAATATTCAGAAACAGATAAAGCCGTAAAACATCAACAGCGCCGAACACATTTAATGTCATTGTTACAAAATAATTTTTTGCCGCACGTTGAAGGAGGATTATTACATAAAGCATATTATTTAGGATATATGATTAATCATTTAGTTAATTGTTACATAGGAGTCACTCCAATTGATGACCGTGATTCGTGTGTGAATAAAAGAATTGAATCGATAAACGAATTATTTGAAGCACTTTTTAGACAAAGTATTAGACAAGTAATGAATGAATGCAATAAACATTTTAAAAGAAAAAATACAAATGATGAAAAACCGCTAAATATAATAAATCAAATAAAACCAAATGTAATAGAGCAAGCATATAAAAATGCATTGATGACAGGTTCATGGGGTAGATCTAAAGGTGTTGCACAAATGATTATGCGTACAACATATTTACTTATGCTAACTATGTTAAGAAGATTCGACACACCAAGTGTTGACGCATCTACGAACAAATTAACGGGACCGAGACATGTCGACCCACGTTCAGCGGGAAATGTATGTGTAATTGAAACGCCCGAACACGCAAATGTTGGTCTGAATAAACATCTTACAATGTTAGGTAGTTTAACTGTAACAAGTGATTCACAATTTGACATACTTAAAAAAATAATAAAACCAAAATTAATTGATGTCCAAATAATTCCACCAAATCAATTAAAAAAATATACGAAAGTCTTTTTAAATGGTGAATGGTTAGGTATGAGTGATGAACCAATAATTTTATACAAAAAATTACGCGATGCAAAATTAAGTGGTGATATTGACCCAATTGTTGGAATAGTAAATAATATACGAAAAAAACAAATAAATGTCTATTGTGACTGTGGAAGATTATTTAGACCAGTTTTAAAAGTTAACGACAAAAATGAATTATACCTCACAAAAAATATCATAAATAAAATTTCTTTAAATAAAATGAATAATACAACACATTTGATTGACTGGGACGAATTAATGATAAAATATCCAGATATTATTGAATATATTGACATTGAAGAACAACAATATGCTTTAATTGCACCCGAAATTAAAAATCTTGAAGAAGCACGAGATAAATTAATCGGTTCGGTTGATAAAGTAAAAAATGTCGTCGACAATAATATTATAAATAGATATGACGATATGCAATATGTGCGTTATTCACATTGTGAAATTCACCCTTCATTTTTAATTGGGATAATCACTGCAAATTTAGCTCTATGCAATCATGATCCCGGCATACGAAATATTTATCATTACAGCCAAGGTCGTCAAGCTATGGGAATTTATGCATCGAATTATAAAAACCGACTTGATATTTCATATGTTCTCTATCATCCACAAAAACCATTGGTTGCATCAAGGACAGCAAAATATATTAACTCCGATATTTTGACATCTGGGGAAAACGTTGTTGTCGTTGTTGGATGTTTTACTGGATATAACCAAGAAGATTCGTTGATTATGAATAAATCATCAGTCGAGCATGGTATTTTTAGATCGATGTCATTAAAAAAAATTATTTCTGAAATTAAAAAAAATCAATCGACGTCACAAGATGATACATTTACGAGACCAGAAAAAGAAAAAACACAAGGAATGAAACTTGGAAACTACAATAAATTGAATGATAAAGGATACGTCCCAGAAGAAACCGTTATAAATGATAATGATGCTATTATTGGAAAAGTAACGCCTATTCAAGTTATCGATGATAATAATCCAAAAAATCAAAAAGACAGCAGTGAAATGTACAGACATATCCGCCCAGGTGTAATTGATAAAGTATTTTTAAATATTTATAATGTTGAGGGTTATGAAATGCGAAAAGTGCGTGTCCGCTCCGAAAGGACACCTGAAACTGGTGATAAATTTTGTTGTTATACACCTGACCACGATGTATTAACAATGGATGGATGGATTCCTATTAATAAATTAACAATGGAACACCGTGTTGCTACGTTAATAGATGGTGATTCAATGCAATACACCAAACCACACATGCTTCAAAAATATGATTATGAAGGCAATATGTATTGCGTAAATTCAGACCAAATTAATCTTAAAGTAACACCTAACCACAGAATGTACACAGGAGATAAAAATGGAAAATATTGCATCAATAAAGCTGAAGAACTTTATGGTGAACAGCGTCACTATAAAAAAAATATTGATGGTCGTGTATTATTCCAAGATGATGATAGACCAAATGAACTAAAATTTGATATTCATAATAACGTCACACATTTTGTGTTGCCAAAACATGATAAATCACCAAGCATAGAAATTGATATTGATGCATGGTTAACAATGTTTGGAATATGGATTTCTAAAGGGTGTGTATCCGATGAACGATTTTATAATTATTATAAACAGTTAAGTGTTAATTCAGTCAAATCATTACCAAACTGGGTATGGTACTTAAGCATGAAACAAAGTCAAATGTTAATTCGCTGTATGATGTTAGGTGATGAACATATAACTGTTGATGGTATGCAGCAATATAAAACATCGTCAATACAATTAGCCAATGATTTTCAACGTTTATGTTTACATTCAGGCTATTCAACTAATATTGTAGTCAAATATAAAGATGAAATTGTCAAGTCAACTATTGATGCTTATCATATGACAATTATTAATAAACAAAACACGCCGCTTATTAACGAAAACATAAAACCTAACGGTGATGAACGTTCAGATAAATGGACACATTATGAAGGTAAAGTGTATTGTTGTTCTGTGCAAGGTGATGGCATAATATATGTACGCCGTGAAGGAATAACTTCATGGTGTGGCAATAGTAGACATTCACAAAAGGGTACTATCGGTTACTTAGCAAAACAAAGTGACATGCCATTTACTGCAGAAGGAATATCGCCAGATATTATTTTAAACCCAAATGCAATTCCATCACGTATGACAATGGGACACATCATTGAAAGTTTAATTGGCAAAGTTGGAGCACTTCGAGGAACTGAAATTGACGGAACTCCTTTTATTGAACGCGATTTAGAATCCGTCAAGGATGAACTTGCATCATTTGGATATGAACGTACGGGTGTTGAAACAATGTATAACGGTATGACAGGTGAAAAAATGAAAGTTAAATTTTATATTGGACCAACTTATTATCAACGCCTAAAACATTTAGTTTCAGATAAAATTCATTCGAGAGCACGCGGACCAAGAACATTATTAACACGTCAACCACCTGAAGGTAGAAGTCGCGATGGTGGTCTAAGAATCGGAGAGATGGAACGTGATGCTATTGGAGCTCATGGTATGAGCCTTTATCTTAAAGAAAAACTTATGGATACATCTGACGCATATAGCACATATGTTTGTGATGAATGTGGATTATTTGCACAACGCATGATTCGTCGAGGAAACACTGAAAAATCGTCACGTAATGATATTTATTGGTGCCCAGCTTGTAAAAATAAAACAAAGATAAGCAAAGTAATGATTCCATATGCTTTTAAATTAATGTTGCAAGAATTAACAAGCGTATGTATTGCACCAAGAATCAGAACAGATGCATAATTAATTATTTTATTATTTTATTATAAATGAACACAATAATATTTATATTTTGCCAAATATAAATATATACATTAATATCATAACTTATGAACTATAATATTTTATTATTAATCATTATTGCTGCATTTGTCATTTTTTACTTAAATAACAACGCAAATAATACATTCAAAGGAGATGACTATATGACAAATACATATATGTACGTGTTTCTTGGAATTATTTTAGTCATAATATCAGCGATGCATACAAATGATAACCCCGCGCTTAAACATTATATTAGTACACAAAATGGCGCAATTATGAATATGCTTATCATGTTTTTGTGTTTATTTATTGTCATGATGACCAACCAAAACCAGCCCGTAATTAAACATATCGCATGGACAACGTTTATGTTATGTCTCGGTATGTTCATTTTCTTAAGCTATAAATTCATGCGAAAAGGTTCAACAACAAATGCTGCATTGACTACTTTAATTCTTATTATTGGATTATCATGGTTCTCACATTCATTGCAATCAAATATTTTGCACCAAAGACAATATTTATTAATTATGTTGCTATGTTTAATTTTTTCCCAAGGTTTTTTTATGTTTAAAAATGGTGACCAAATAGTAAAACATAACAGAAACACAATGTTTGCAATATTATCAATCGCATTATTTTCAGGCTTTACTGTTTACGATACACAATTTATTAAAAATAAAACAATATCAGATTATCCCGCTGATTCACTTTCTTTAGGCATAGATATTCTCAATATATTTGTTAGTTCATCTGTATTGCATAATTAATTTTTGACATTAATCTTAACAAATAAAAATATTGATTTTTGATTTTTATCTGTTTTTTAATTTATCTTTTCGTTTTTCAAAATTAATTATTTAAATATTGATTGATATTTTTAGTTGTTCTATCACATCGTCTGCATAAACATGTATCATTTAGTTGTTCTATAACGTCGTCTGCATAAACATGTATCATTTAGTTATTCTATCACATCGTCTGCATAAATATGTATTATTTAGTTGTTTTATCACATCGTCTGCATAAATATGTGTCATTAATTTTTGATTTTTATCTATTTTTTCATTTTCGAAAATCAATTATTAAAATATTAATTTGTATTTTTTAATTTTATCTGCATATATTTTATTATTTGGTTACTCTATCACATCGTCTGCATAAATATGTATCATTTAGTTGTTCTATCACGTCGTCTACATAAATATGTATCATTTAGTTGTTCTATCACATCGTCTGCATAAATATGTATTATTAATTTTTGATTTTTATCTGTTTTTTTAATTTATTTTTTATTTTCGAAAATTAATTATTGAAATATTAATTGATATTTTATTATTTGGTTGTTCTATCACATCGTCTACATAAATATGTATCATTAATTTTTTGATTTTTATCTATTTTTTTAATTTATTTTTTCATTTTATTTTTAACATATTATTATAATTAAAATATGTGTCCATATCAAAAAATATATTATGACGTAATATTTTATAACGTCACATATGATGAATCAATATCGTAAAGCAATACAGGAAGAAACAATTCAAGCATTTAAAAATAAATCATATTTTGATGGATCGAGTTCAGTTAAGATAGAAGATAAACATTTAACTGAATGTATTAGTACAACAAAAAAATATAATTATCGTTTTATTTGCGATAATACAAATATAACAGTCAAAAGATATGATTCTAAAGCTGAAATTGCTGTGCATAATGTTGACAGTTTTGATGTAGGTATTTATATGCAAGAAAAATTAGGTTTAAATCCTGTTGTTTTAAATATGTCATCATTTAATCATCCAGGTGGAGGTTATAAACATGGAGCTGGTGCACAAGAAGAATCTTTATTTAGACGTTCGTGTTTACATCTTTGTCTTGATGGTGCAAATAATAAAAAT